ACACACCCCCCCGGTGTCTTGCTCCTGTGCACCTCTACCCACCCCCATGTTGTTGACGCTCCGCGTCTTGTGGGTCTGTTGCCTATCATCTATCAATCTTCTTAGGAGTATTAACATGTCCACTTCCACCGCTCGCATGACCATCGGCTCTGCTCTCGGTACGATCAATACCGCTGCGCTTACCATCTCGTCCACTCTGGATGCAGTTGGCTCTGGTGTTGGTATGCTCAACGCCATGGTTGACAAGGCTGCTCGTGAACAACGTATGCGTCACAAAGCTGACGTCTCCGAGTTCAAGCACCGTCTCATCAACGAAGTAGCTATGGCTCGTGCACAACGTGAACGTCAAGTCATAGAGTTCTGCAAGGACAAGGACAATGAAACCTTGTACTCCAAGGCTCATGACGAACTCACCGCTCTGCTGAAGGACGACTAAGTCCATCTGAATTACTACTCTCCCTTTCTTCGGAATCGGGGAGTAGTTCTTCTCTTTAGATAGATAGATCAGATAGCTCAACAGTATCTAACCTAGCTTCAACTTTATCCTTTTATTTGGGAAGTCCACCGACCGGACAACCCAACATCATCTACCTCAATTCAAGGAGTAATACTATGTCCATCGAATCCTTCGCTTCCCGTTTCGGTTCCCCTTCGGCTGCTGCTGCCGGTCAATCGACCAGCAAGAAAGACATGCCGAAAGCCCAAATCTGGATGAACATCGGCTTCATGACCACGTTCCACAATCCCGAAACCGGTGCTGACGAACAGCGCTTCATCAGCCTGCCGCAAGGGATTCCGGTCGATACCATGGAGAAGAAGGAAGAACGCGGCTCGTCCGATCTCTTCCGCGCCATGATGTCGGCCCAGAACAACCTGCTGGAACAGATCAAGGCCAAGGGCGACAGCCTGCAACCCGGTGAAGAAGTCATCATCGCCGAAGGTGCCAACGGCCTGTGCATCCAGCTGCGTCGTGTGAAGGCTGAACAAGCCGCCATCGATCCGGCCACCAACCCGCTGATCAAGCAGTTGGTCCTGTAAGACCATGCCCTACTTTCCTCAACTGGAGAGTAGGGCATTTTTTAACTGGCTAATAGCTAGATCCAACTTTGATGGTCCTTTTGACTAAAACAACCGAAGGACCATGTTGGGTGGAATAGCAGATATCTTATAAGAGCCAAGCATGTACTCTAAATTCCTCGTTACCCTGATGAAACGGGGTCGATTGATCCGTATTGAGATCCACATTCACAACAACAACCTGGATGACAAGGTCGAAATCTTTGAGGATTTGCACCCTGGTTGGGAGTGCATCACCGACGAGGACATCACGGAAATCCTCGACTACTAAGCAGATAAATTATAGGAACCAAGAACATGAAGGCAGCAGTCATTGCAGTACTGGTGGTGCTCATTGGAGCATTCATCTTTGGGGGTTGGAGTGCAGTGGCTGGCCTGGGTTACTTGGTCATGAACCTGCTCGCTGACAAGGGCAACATCAACATAGTCGCAGACGGAAGGGGTCCATAATGGAAGTGCAATTCAAGGACGTGAAGGACGGTCATCTGTTCCTTCACAACGACCGCTTGTTCACTAAGGTCACGATAGTGGACAAGGGAACCAATGCCTATGACCAGAAGGCCAACAAGCATGTTGCCATCGGCAGTCATACCTACGTGGAGGAACTGTGCACGCACGCCATGTGCAGGAAACAGGGCAAGCTCCACTTCCATCGCGTCAATATCTGGGAAGCAGATGACGCCAACGTATTCAAGACCTACATGGTCTAGAGATAAATATTAGGAGCCAACATGAAGACCATCATCATCGCACTGGGCCTGCTGTTCGCAGCAAACACTCTGGCAGCAGAGAACACTCACAAGGACGCAATGCAGGCTTGCATTGTCCAAGGTGAGTATGCCTCGACGCTGCAACAACTGCGTCAGAAGCACAGCACCATGTCCCTGGGCGTGGCACTCGAAGTCATCGACGGAGAGTTCCGTGGTCCCAAGGGCCAGAAGAAAATGCTGTATGCCACTGCTGAATACGTGTTCAGCTATGGGCGTTGGGCCGATCATGAGGACGTCAGCAATGCTGTCCTCGCCTATTGCATCCGTGGGTCCAACGCTGGACTCAAGAACCAAGGAACTAAGTAATGAACATCGATAACTTCCTCATCATCCTGGCTGTCGTGCTGGTCATCGCTGGTGTCATCATGGCCTACTGGGACCAGCTCTGGATCGCAGTGTTCGAGTTCCAGTTCGGCCGTTGGTCTCCTGAAATGGCCATGAAGAATAGCTACTACCTGCTGGATCGTGCAGCCTCCTGTCCTGATCCCGAGATGGCCAAGATTTACGAAGCTCGGGGCATTGCCTACGAGAAGTACGCCAACCTCATACTGGAGAAGAATCGTGCTCAGCGGTAATTCCACCACTAACGACCTAATGTTGTTCTTTGCCAGCTACTGGCAATGGGTCATGAATGGTGCGCCCGAAAATGCACCTTTCAACCGTGGTCACGATCTAAGTGGCTGCATAACCGATTGGGCATACATGAATCACCGTTCGGTGAGTGGCATGCTGATCGACTACCGGAAGCTGCTGACCAAGGAGGGATTGGACGTGCTCAATCCCTTCAATGATGGCGTGCGACAACCGTCGTTCACCGTTGAATCCAAAACCAAGCGATGTCACCTGAATGGTGCTCGCTTGAATTTCGTGCACAAGCACAAAGGAGCCTGACATGTCGCTGTATGCATTCCTGAACTTCCTGATGGTGATTGCCGTGGGCGGTGCCATCGGTGTGTTGTGTTGGTGGTTCAAGTCCAGGGACTTCACCAAACGCATCACCGCAGGCGCTCGTGGCCTCTACGCCATCGTCCTGTTCCGTCTGTTCCGCTGCGTCATCGTGGGCATGGCCCTCGGACTGCTGGTCGCCACGTTCATCTCGTGGTGAACCATGGCCATCACTGTCATCACCAAGCCTGCTGACATAGCGGCCACTGCTGACACGCTGATGCTGGACATCGAGTATCCCAATGCCCTGGGCAACCCTCTGGGTGTCAATGAGCGTTGGGATGCCGACTTCCTCAAGGAGCAGTACAGCAAGTACATCCTGATGAAGATCAGGGACAACGACGAGGCAGCAATGAATCGTCTCAACGCAATTGCGGAACATGCCATGGCCGGTGGCCCCGTCATCTTGATCCAAGGAGCCAAGGACGTGCACGGTCAGGTGTTAGCCGACTTCATACAGGCACAAATAGATGCTGCGTAAGATCATGGCACTCATCGGGGCAGTACTGGCCACTTGGCTGGTGCTGTCTTTTTTCATCTCGCTAGGCTGGGCCTGGCACATGTACTGGAAAATCCTCTCATGAAAGACTCAATCTTCGTGTTCGGCTCGAACACTGCTGGTATCCATGGTGCAGGTGCAGCCCTGACTGCCTACCAGAAACATAGTGCACGTCATGGCATCGGCTACGGCCTGTGCGGCCAGTCGTTCGCCATTCCCACCAAGGACAAGTTCATCCAGACGCTCTCCATCCGTCAGGTGGAGCAGTTTGTTGCTGGTTTTCTCGCATTCGCTCGTGACCGTGATGACCTCGACTTCATGGTCACTCGTATCGGCTGCGGTCTGGCTGGCTTCAGCGATGAAGAGATGGCTCGCCTGTTCGTATGGGCCACGCCCAACTGCTTCTTCGACACCAAGTGGGTCGAATACCTTCCCATCGACCAGGGCATCAAGTTCTGGGGGACATTCTGATGGAACTCATAGACTTCGACGGCATCAAGCCTGTGGGTACTTACGTCGCAGCCCATCCGTGGGAAGTTGGTGAAATGCCCAGTTTCCGTTTCGTATTCTACGACCGGGCAACGAAGGCAGAACAAGTACTCATCCGAGCTAATTGGGCCGCCGCTTACATGCCGGGCCCCAAGACTCGCATTCCGTTTCTGGTTGAGAAATACCACGAAGCATATCCCACTCATTAACAAGGAACCAATGACATGAACCAAGACGCTCAGATGCAGGCTCATGACCTCCAGAAGCAACTGGAAGTTCACTTCAGCAACAACCAACTCATCCGTCGTATGCGGAAAGAGTTCAGTGACTGCAAGAATCCCGACTTCGTGGGCTTCTTCAATCACATGGGCTGGAACGAGAACTTCTGCCTGGACGCACTGGTCCAGATTGCATTGCACAAGCGTGCTGATCTGAAGACCATGATTGGAACTCTGCGCCATCACTTTGCAACTGCACAGCATGTTGCTGATGGTCTGCTGGAACTCGCCAAGAACGATCTGTTCGACTGGGACCCGCAACTTGAAATCTTCATCGTCAAGTTCGGTATCAGTGAAGAAGTCCAGCATGAGATCGACAAGTATCAGTACCCTCTGCCCATGGTTGTTCAGCCTCAAGTGCTGAAGAACAACAAACAGTCTGGGTACATCACCACCCAAGGTAGTGTGATCTTGAAGAAGAACCACACTGACGATGATGTATGTCTCGATCATCTGAACAGGATGAATCGTATCCCTCTCTCCATCAATGCTGACACCGTGCGAATGGTGCAGAACAAGTGGAAGGGACTGGACAAGATCAAGGATGGTGAAACTCGTGAGGACTTCGAGAAGCGCAAGCGTGCATTCGACAAGTATCAACGCACTGCGTATGAAGTCATGGACATCATGATGCAGTGTGGTAATGAGTTCTACCTGACTCACAAGTATGACAAGCGTGGTCGCACGTATGCACAGGGCTACCATTGCAACTACCAGGGAACTCCCTGGAACAAAGCAGTACTCGAATTCGCAGACAAGGAAATCATTCCTTGCTGATCCATTAATTCTCAAGACGCTAGGAGCAGAGAACATGCAAACGTTTACCGCAATCGACAACCTCAAGATCGACATCTCCAACAACTTCGGCAACGACAAGTTGGACTGGGATGCCCGTATCGACTGGTTCGACCAGAATGAATCCCAGCTGGAATCCCTCGTGAACCAAGCTGATGAACCGGCTCTGTATCACGCCGGTGTCATGGCCTACCGTGCCGTGCTGGCCGGTGCAGCCATTGGCTATCCCGTGGCATTCGACGCCACCAACTCGGGCATGCAGATTCTGGCTTGCCTGACTGGTTGCCGGAAGACTGCCTCGCTGTGCAACGTGGTTGACGTGGGCCGTCGTGTTGACGGCTACATGGAAATCTATGCAGGCATGATCCAACGCACTGGTGGCAAGGCCAAGATCGACCGCAAGGAAGTGAAGTCGGCCGTTAACCGCTAAGTCATAGCGGCCGTTAAACATCGTGAACTCAGGGGAAACCTAGAAATAGACAATCCTGAGCTAAGCTGGTAGCATAAAAATGTTATTTGGAGATTTTTATGCAAAGCAAGATTTGTGTTAAGTGTGGGGTCGACAGACCCTTAGATGAATTCACTAGGGCCAAACCTAGTATGAATTTCAGTGAATCCCACAAAACACATCACACATACTGTAAACAATGCAATGCTGCTTATGCACGAGAATGGCGTAAAGCCCATCCGGCATATAGAGGCTCAGGAACCATTAGTAAGGTTCCTGTTGAGGATCGGTTATTGATGTCAGCAATTAGACAAAGATTAACCGACGCCAAAGTGCGTTGTAAGAAGCTAAGAAAACCATCGCCCACAGTTACAGCAGATTATCTGTATGAACTGTATAAAAAACAAGAACGTAAATGTGCCCTATCAGGCGTCATTCTTAATCTAGAAAAGGCCCATCCTTTATGCCTTTCTTTAGATCAAATTGATCCAAACTTGGGTTATGTACATGACAACGTTCAATGGTTAGCTTGGTGTATTAATCGTGCGAAAGGAGATCTTTCATTAAACGATTTCTACAGTATGTGTGAGACCATCTTGCACCAGAAAGTGCAGAGACTATCGAAAAGCAGCGAAAGCTGAACTGAGTAGAGTAGGCCCAAGTGGGTCGAAGCGCGATGGCTGGTGATGACCAGCATGATATAGTCCGACCCTTCTGGTGACAGAAGGCTGCTATTAATTTAGCGGGCTAGGATTAACGAACCTAGTTGAACTTATGTATGACGGCCTTCTATGGCTCCGAGGCCATTCCGAAGGAAGTGTTCGGTGAAGGTGAACTCCTCCGTATCTTCGAGCAGGTCATGTCCGAAATGGCTCCTGGTGCCTGGATGCTTAACCAGTTCTTCCTGGACATCTGGAATCCCGAAGCCAACAGCTACCACTGGATGCTGCCGGACAACTTCCACGTCCACACGAAGGTCATGGTGCGTGAGACGGAAGTCGTGCACTTCCTCGACAAGCCGTATGAGACCTTCCGTGAAGTGCAGGGAACCAAGGAGAAAGGACGCAGCCTGTCCGCCAACTCCGTACACAGCATCGACGGCATGATCGTTCGTGAAATGGTTCGCCGCTGCAACTACAGCAGTGCCAAGGTCAAGCACCTGTTGCAGCACATCACCGCCATCAAATTGGGTGCTGTGGTCTGCGGCCAGAACCCGTGCACTGACAAGGACTCCGAACTCGTGAAGACCCTCTGGGGCCACTACGAGACCACGGGCTTCCTGTCGGCACGCATCATCGACTGCCTCCACCTGCACAACCTGCATCTGGTGGACATGAATGTGGTGCTGGAACTGCTGAACAGCCTGCCTGCCAAGCCCTTCCAAGTGCTCACGGTGCATGACTGCTTCCGTTGCCTGCCTACGTATGTCAATGACCTGCGTAAGCAGTACAACCTGATCCTGTCCCTGCTGGCTGGCAGCAAGCTGCTGGAATCCATCCTGGGTCAGATCATGGGCAAGCCCTTCCCGATCAACAAGCTGGAAGACCTGTCGGTAGAAATCCTGACCACGAACTACGCTTTGTCCTAAAATATGGCCAATCCTCTGTCAAGGGGGTTGGTCAATTTTTTTAGAGCGAGGATAGATCGATAAACTATCGAGTGATGTACAACCCGGACACGAAGCGATTCATTGTCCTACCCGAGGGTGAAGCCAAGCGATTCAATCCGGCCATCAACACAGTGACCATTGTTCCCCTGGTTCCTGATGTCACAGTTCACTTCCAGTTCTACGACCGAGTGAGTGATCTGGCAGCTACGTTCGGGCATTCCAATACCCCGCTTCAGCCGCAGCACACATTCCAATTCCAGTTCAAGAATCGACAGTCCTTCATCATGAAGCAGTCCAATACGGTTCCCCCGGCTGGAACCCCCTGGGAAAACCGGGAGTGGAACCTGTAAACTACGACCTGGGCCACCACTCTGGTGGCCTTTTCCCTGATCAGGAGATCACACCATGCACTACAACGTATTTTGGGACAAGTCCCAGAACAAAGCACACGTCGGGGCGTACAGCGATGAGACGCCAACCGGCTTGGTAAAGATGGGCACCCTCTCCATGGGAGCAGGTACCTATCTCAAAGGACAAGAATTCAAATTGGCGATGAAGCCGTTCTTGGATGATCTTGTCAAAGAGAAAACCAACAAAGGACCGGATGAATACGAAGCCGTATGGCCTGCGTTCATCATGGTGAATTACATCACCATCAAGACCACCTGGATCAAGACACAGCTCAAGGACAATATGCACCAGTTGGATATCGTCATCGATCCTGTAGTCAAACCGGAAGATGTACTGGACTTTTCGTCCATGGACGAGGGCGTAGCCATCGTCTCAAATACCGGCAGTGTTGTAATCACCGGTGCAGGTTCTACGAATATCCGCGTCAAAACCAAGCAAGATCAACGCACCATCGCCATCATCCCGGTGACGGTAAGTATTTAAACAAGCCTGGATACTGGAAAAACCATGATCTATCAAATCGCATATAACGCAAAGCTGAGCATCGTTCGTGTTCAAGCTGACGGTGCTGCCCCCGGCACCGATTTCGTCGTACTGGACAAGTTCAACCACCCGGACCCGGACACGCTCGGTCCCTTCGCCATATCGCACGCCATGTACTCTCACGTTCAGGACGTGATGTACCGTAAGGCTGCGATTCAGGACATGCAACGCTTGTCCATCGAATGGCCTGCCTATGTGGCCCCCACCAGCCTAACGGTAACGCCGGACACTCTGGCCATCGCAGCGGGTACGGAAGGTAAGCTGGTTGTCACCAGTGCCCCTGCTGACATCAGCGATCCGCGCTTCCTGTTCATTTTCGTCGGTAGCGAAAAAGTGATGAAAATCAATCCTGGAACGGGACAATGGGCTGCTGTTGGTCCCGGTAAGGGAGTTGTTCGCGTATATCACGTAAGCGGCACACTCTACAAGGATGTTTCTGTAGAGGTGGAGCAGGCTGGCGTGGTTCCCGCCACGGCTGTTGCTGTTGCTCCGGCAACTGCCAACGTCAACGTCGGTGCCGCGGTTCAACTGGCAGCGAACAAGACCCCGGCCAACTCCACGGATACGGTGTACTGGTCCGCCCAGAACGCCAATGCCACCGTGGATGCCTTCGGCAAGGTCACGGGCAAGGCTGTCGGTACGTGCGTCATCTCGGCCAAGACGGACTCCGGCAAGATCGGCACAGCTACCATCACGGTGAATCAACCCGTTGCCTCAGTGTCCATGACTCCGGTCAACCCGACTGTTGCCGTGGGTGCCACACAGCAAATGACGGCTACCGTTCTGCCCGCCAACGCCAGCAACAAGGCTGTCACCTACACGTCCGCCACTCCGGCTGTCGCTACCGTGTCCGCCACTGGTCTGGTCACGGGTGTCGCTGCTGGCACCACGGTGATCACGGTCAAGACGACCGACGGCAACAAGACCGCTACGCAGACCGTTACGGTTCCGGCGTAAGTCGTTTTGTGGGGTGAAAATCCCCATAAGACAAACCTCAAGCCCCTCTCCGGAGGGGCTTTTTGCATCTGGAGAGATGATGATCGCTGACGAACGTACTCAGCGGAATATCGAGTCCTGCATCAAGAAGGTGCTCGAAGCTAACGGCGGATGGGTCTACATGGCCCGAGCCAAGCATTCCAAGAACGTCCGCGATTACATCGTGGATACCGCAGTTGCAACCATGGGCCTGATGGGCCTGAACATTGAAGTGGATGGCTATCACAAATGCCGTCTGCGAATCAAACCCTGAACCAAAGGAACCAAGATGAACAACGTCTCCCTGACCATGGGCTACAACAAGCAGCGTCTGTACCGCAACATCCTGGTCGATCTCGGCCTGGAGAGCGTGGAAGCTCGTTACCAAAGCGACCACAAGACCTACCAGTTCGACCCGAAGCAGTTCGTTGCCTTCGTGGATCGTGCACTGCGTGACACCGAAGCCGTGTTCTCCCTGCGCTCCATGGGCTTCCGCCTCGTGAACACGGTGCAGGAACCGACGCAGCAGGAATTGGACCTGAACCAGATGAAGGAAATGTCCCGCACCGACCCGGACCAGTTCCTGTCCGAACTGATCGGCGGCATCCTGGGCGTGCCGGTACTCGTCGTCAAGGGCGAAGAAACCTGCGATTGCCCCGGCTGCACCCAAGGCATGTCCTTGGCTGAAGCCCTGCGTGCCAACTACCGTGAGACCGGTACGGTGCTGGGCAACGTCGAAACCAAGACGGAAGCTATCCTGAAAAGCGCCGCCTACAAGAACCAGAACAAGCCTTCGGACTCCGAGCTGGCCGACATGCATGAAAAGGCACTGGCCTGGGATGCGAAGATCACCGCTGCCACCGAGCAGGCACTTGACTTCTTCTACCAGCAGCTGCGTCCGGCGTCGGCCTGGGCCTGCTGGTCGTATCTGGAAAAGTGGAAAGGTCATCCGGCTTGGCTGGACTTCCGGCCCAAGAAGGAATACGCCGAAATCCCGGTGAAGGTTCTCTTCACCATGGCTCAACGCCTCCGTGCACAGATCATGGACATGAACCCCTGACATGCAGAAAGAACGCCGTATCTCCATTATCAAGAAGATCGAAAGTCGGTGCGACATTCTCCACACCGGCTACGAGATTCAAGGTAAACCCAGCCCCTGCCACTTGTGGACGGGACCGGACTCGGGTAACGGCCGAGGTGGTGGATACGGCAGGATGAGTTTGGATGGCCACACTGTGGCCGTTCATCTCGTCGCCTTCACGCACTACTACGGTTTCATTCCCGGCAACAAACAAGTGGATCACCTGTGCAACCAGAGAAAGTGCTGCAACCCGCAGCACCTGGAACTGGTGTCCCACATCACCAACCAAAGGCGGCGTGCCGCCAGAGCCAAAGGAAAGACATGAACACTTCTAAGCTAAAGCCTTGTCCATTTTGTGGTGGTGAAGCCTTTTCCACTTACAAAACAGGTGATGATGATATCTGCCGTCATTCAGTTCACTGCCACAATCGCTGTGGTGCACAAACAGGAAGTAGTCTTCGGACTCACTACAGTGAAGAAGATGCTGTAAACGCATGGAATATGCGTGCTCCTGTAGCCGATGAATCACCAATGGCGAAGATGGCCGACGCACTGCGGGAGAAAGCCCGTCAAGAGCAGCAGGCTTACCAAGACAGCCGCGTCCAAAGTACGGAATGGGGGCCGATGCCGCATGGAACGGAAGCTGATCTTCCTGCAAGCGCCCCTGTAGCCGTACTGTCGGACGAGGACATTCGGGAAGTGTTCCTGGCGCACGGCTTCACCGTGAAGGAAGGGCAGACCGATTTGAAACCCTACGTCTATGTAGCCGCCCGCGCACTGCTGGCTCAATATGCCGCACCGCAGGCCAGCGAGGCGGTACGCGATGAAAAACAACAGCATGCTCGTGCATTACGTGTGCTTGGTGGTATGTCCAACACGGCATACATGAACATTTTGCACGATCTCAAATTCCAAGATCGAAGCCTTTCTAAAGAAGAATTCGATGCCTTTGCTGACAAGCTGGCTGATCTTTTTGATCTGCCTCCTGCTCAAGCAGAACAGGAATCCTTTGGTCGATAGTTCCGGTCCATGCCTTGGTTCCAAGGCATTGGCAGGCGCTTTTGCCTGAATAACCGCCGTCGGTCGGATACCGATACCCATGAGGAAACTCAACATGAAAGCAACTCGTATTCTCTCGATGGCGGCAGCACTGGCTTTGGCCCTGTCTGCCAGTTACGCCCAAGCTGCTCCCGGCAATAACGGTGGCGGTAATGGCGGCTGTGGCAGTGGCCAACAGACCAATGGCTGCGGTGGTGGAACTACCTCTCCGGGCAACAACACCGCCTATGGTGGTGCTGGCGGTGCCGGTGGCAACGGCACTGGTGTCGGCATCGGTATTGGCCAAGGTGGCCAAGGTGGTGCTGGTGGCAAGGGTGGTTCGGTCACTGGTTCGGGCAATTCGTCCAACCTGAACAACAACTCCAACAAGCAGAACCAAGGACAGGCACAGGGCCAGATTCAAGGCCAGGGCCAATCCCAAGTCAGCAAGAACAGCAACCGCAACTCGAACAACAATGCCAACCTGAACCGCAACGACAATCGCTCGTCTGCGAATTCGTCGGCAAACAATGCCAACAGCAACACGAACGAAGGCAACAACTCGTCCCAGTCCGTCACCGTCCAAGGTGACAGCTACGAAGCCTATCGCATCCCGGTGGCTACGGCTTACGCTCCGAATATCGCTCCCACGGCAGTCTGCATGGGTTCGTCTTCGGGTGGTGTGCAAACGCAAATCGTCGGCGTGTCTCTCGGTACTTCCTGGACCGATGACAACTGCATGCTGTTGGAACAAGTCCGTACCGTGTCGGCTGTACTCGGTGATCGTGAAACCGTTGCTGAAATGATGTGTGACGTTGCTGCATATGCGGCTGCTCGTGAACGTGCTGGTAAGCCTTGTGGCAATGCTGTGAAGACTGCCCAAGCTTCGACTACGACTGCTGCGGTATCGCAGCCTGTGTCGCGTTCTTCGCGTTATGAAGGCAACGATCCCATCGTTCGCAAGCGTCTGGGTCTGCCGCCGTTGAACTAAACGGTATTCGCTATAAAACCAAAGCCGTATGGAGACATACGGCTTTTTCTCTTCTGGAACCAAAATGAGCAATCACAACGACAAGCGCAGTCCCAGCACTGATGCCCTGGAAACCCTGGGCATGATTCACTTCAAGCCTGAGCATCGTGACGCCATTCATTTGGCTGTCGATGCTGTTATGGCCAGTACCCAATTGGAAATCGGCCAAAGCATCGGCATTATCAATGGCATCGCCTACCCCTCGGGTATCGGACGTGCAGCCATTGATGGTGAAGTTGGTGTGGTTCCTTACCATGGCATCGTCGATCCTTTCCTGCCCCGTGGGCCGAAGGAAGGCGAGAAGTTCTGGTTCGTGATGGCTCCCCGTATGGTGCGCAGCCTGCGCCATGTCTGGGAACACCCCGACTTCCCTGAAGGAACCTGACCATGTGGCATGACCAATATCCCCGAAGCGAGCATCAAGCTCGCGTGCTGTTGGGTGATCCCGTGGCCTTGGCCTACGAATGGATCAGCCGCTATGCGGAGAACCTGACGGTACAAGTTCAGAAGTACAACGAAGATGATGAGTACGGCAACAATGAGGACATCACTGCTGATGACCTCATCAGTACCGCTGACTCCCATCAAGGTGATCGTTGGGGCGACTACATTTCCCGTGGCGGCACCTTTGAAGGTGAATCGGTTGATCCCACCTTCTGGAAACACTACGCCACCATCAAGGGTCTGGAAGTCGAAGACGTGGTTCAGAGCAGCTTCTTCTCCTGCTACTGCTGATCATCATGGACCACATCATTCCTCCCATAACAGCTGAACTGGGCAAGATGTGGGCCCAACCCAATCGAGAAGAAATTCTGATTGGGGAGGACACCGCCGTCATGACCGAAGTTCAGTTCTATTACCTGCTGGACTACAGCAACTCCGTCCCCAGTGGTGTGTACCCCGGCAAAATGTGGCGGAGTCAACACCCCAATGGTGATTGGTATTTGTGTTGGTTTGGTGTTGTACCCGGTGATGACACTGTGTGCAGCAACAACCACAGAAAGATCATCATTCAAGACTGGAAAGGACTCATGGGAGTGAAATGAAAGCCATCTCTGAACCTAAGCAGGTGACTCGCACGAACGCCAATGGTCGTGACCAGACCTTCACCGAACAGTACTTCAGGGTCGAGGAAAGTGATGTTGGAAAGTTCAAGCATCACTACCTCGGCTACAACCACCGCAGTCACCGCTTTCTTGAAGAAGAAGTGGGCTGCTCAGTAGTTGTCCAGTCCGACGGAAAGGGCTGGACCTGCTGGTATTTCGGACTTAACTGGGAGAGCGAAGAATGCCGAAAGCTGCATTGAAAGTGGGTGGCTGGCATGCCCCCACGCAAGAACAGAAACCGATTCACCCCGGCTGGTACGAAAGCACCACCTGGGACCCTCACCGCAAGTATGGCTTCATGCCGCCTCCGATCCGTACCTTCTGGGACGGCAAGCAGTGGCTGTGGAGTCCCCTCGGGGAAGTCTGCAAGTTCCAGAAGCGTTCCTGGCGTGGCACCACGAATCGTGAGGCACTGCCCACGACGATGACTGCCAGCAAGAACGGCAACATCGAACTGGTTCGCGTGGTTGACCGTGATGACAAGAACGGCACCCTCGCTTACTGCGTCTTCGACAACAAGCGTCTGCGCTACCTGTTCCCGAGCAACAAGCTCGTGAAGGAAGTCCGTACTTCCAAGGAAGGCGAAGACTTCATCAAAGGACGTATCAAGTGAACTCCGCACAACTCCAGATCGAACTGCAACAGGCGATGAACCAGCTCAGCAAGAAGCTGCGTTCGGGGGCTACCTCCGAAGACGCCTACTTGGCTGCGTCCACTGTTGCGGATGTGGCCCGCAAGCTGAAGAACGCCGTCGGCGCTGAAGTGGTCGCCTATCAACAGGCCATGAAACGCTAATGCAGTACGTCAATCATTCAACCCAAGCGCTGTATCGCAAACTCCGAAAGGAGGGTGCGACAGCCCCTTCTGCCGTCGAGACGATCAAGCTTCTGCTGAATGAATCGCCGGAAACCCCCGAGCCTCCCATGGCCCATTGGGAAGTTTCGTCTGGCCCTGAAAAGGCCAAGCTTCCCTACTACCACGGCAACTGCCGCTTTTGAACCAAGGAAACCCCAATGAATTATAAGACCGCTACCTCGCGTCAGGTGCGTTCCATGATCGAACGTGCGGTGTCGTCGGGCCTCGTGCTCATGATCACCAGCAGCCCTGGCATGGGAAAGTCCGCACTCGTTCGCAGTGTGGCTGACGAGTACCGTCTTCAGGTCATCGATCATCGCCTGTCCACTTCCGCCCCGGAAGACTTGACCGGCCTGCCGTTCCGTCGTGCCGATGGCCGTGCTGAATTCGCTCCCTTCGGCGACCTGTTCCCGTTGGAAGGCGATCCGCTGCCCGAAGGCAAGGACGGCTGGATTCTGTTCCTGGACGAACTGAACTCCGCTTCCAAGTCGGTCATGGCCGCAGCCTACAAGCTGATCCTGGATCGCATGGTCGGCCAGCACAAGCTGCACCCCAAGGTCGCCATCGTTGCCGCAGGCAACAAGATGACCGACCGGGCCATCGTCAACAACATGGGTACTGCGTTGCAGTCCCGTATCGTCCACGTCGAACTCGAACTGAACCACAAGGTCTGGCTCGAAGACGTGGCCCTGCCCCAAGCCTGGGACAGCCGTGTCGTCGCCTATCTGGGTACGTATCCGTCCAAGCTGTCGGACTTCGACCCCGAGCACAAGGACCGCACGTTCTGCTGCCCCCGCACCTGGGACATGGTGAACAAGTACCTGAAGACCCGTGAAGGCAAGCTGGACGATGTGGATCGCATCTTCATCTCCGGCACCATCTCGGCTGAAGAAGGCGTCAGCTTCGTGCAGTACTGCAAGGTCTTCGACACGATGGTGAAGGTCTCCGACATCATCGCCAAGCCGGAAACCGCACCGCTGCCTGCCGACAACCCCACGTTGTGGGCTGTCACGATGGCACTGACCGAGGCCGTGAACAAGTCGAACTACGACGAGATCATGACCTATGTCGAGCGCATGGACTTCGGCTTCCAACTGGTGTTCTCGCGTTCCGCGATGGCCACCAAGTCGGCCGAACTGCGTCACCTGCCCCGCTTCGCTGAAGCGGCCATCAAAGTCTCCAAGTATCTGGTGTAAGCGATGGGAAATCTCCAAGAAGCCATTACCCCTGTGAACAAGCGTATGGCCGGTGGCGTCCAATGGATCGCCGTCTTCGGTGAACGCAAGGCTGTCTTGTGGGGCAAGACGGAGAAGCAAGCTCTCCAAGCTGCCCACGAGTATTTCAAACCCAAGAAGGGTGAACGCGATCTCGTCGCTGTCGCCCTCATCTGACAGAGAGGGACCAATGACTGACTTCTGGTATCGCTACGAGGATTACCGAGAGGGAATCACGAGCACGGATTACAACGGAGAAGTCGAGGTCATTGGTTCCCGTACTGTTCTCCGCTGCCGCAAGTTCGAGGTAGATCGCTATACGCCCAAGGGTGTGTGGCTCCGCCGTCCCTTCGATACGCAACGCTTTGTGTTGAACGAGGGACACAAGAAATACGCCCATGCGACCGAGGAAGAAGCTCTGCATTCTTTCTTGGCTCGCAAGCAACGTCATCTCAGCATCCTCAACAGCCAGTGTGATCACGTCACGCGGGCGATGATGCTGGCACAACAGAAATTGAACCAAGGAAAGACATGTCCGTCGATCTTACCCGTGAGCTAGATCGTGCGAAGGCTAAAGCCTTCCTCGATAGCAACTCCGCATTTCTCGGTCCCATCCTGGTGGGGCTACGCTTCGCCTGGGACAAGACCGTGGAAACGGCTTGCACTGACGGTATCGACCTGAAGTGGAATCCCGATTGGTTCATTTCCCTTCAGCCTCCGGCCCGTGTCACCGTGCTCATGCACGAAATCTGGCACGTTGCCCGGCTGCACTTGATCCGTCGCAATGGCCGTGATCCGCTCTGGTGGAACTACGCCTGCGACATCTGGATCAACAACCAGTTGGAGCGAGACAAGTTCTCCTTCAAGGGCATCGAGAACTGCTGGAAAGATCAGCAGTATCACGGCAAAACTGAAGAGGAAATCTACGCTGCCATCTACGACCCTCAGTCGCCGCCCCCGCCTCCGGCGAGCGGCTCCTTCGGTGAAGACGGGGGAGCAGGCGACATGCAGGAATCCCCTGGTGGCGTCACGGATGCACAGCGTGAAGAAATCCTCTCCACCGTGACCCAAGCAATGCACCAAGCTGGGATCAGTGGAAATCCTGGCTCCATGCCGGGTGATACCGAAAGGCTCATCACCCAGTTCCTGAAACCTGTGGTGCCGTGGCAATCGCTGCTGCAACGCTTCTTCAACGACATGCAAGATGAAGACTACTCGTGGTCCCGTCCGAACCGCCGGTTCGATGACATCTATCTGCCTCATCGCTATCTCGATGATGGCAAGCTGGAGCATCTGGCCTATTACCTGGACGTGTCCGGCAGTATCACCCAACAGGACTTGCTCCGCTTCAACTCCGAAGTGAAGCACGTCTGGGATCATTACCAACCCCAGAAGATGAGCCTCATTCAGTTCGACACACGCATCTCGCATGTGGAAGAAATCGAAGAAGGCCACCGTCTGGACGAGGTGAAGATCAAGGGTGGTGGTGGTACGTGCTTGAAGCCTGTGCGTGAGCACATCATCAAGAACCGCCCCACTGCGGCCATCATCTTCAGCGATATGGAAGTGGCTCCGATGGAGAAGCTCCCCTTCGATATCCCCGTGATTTGGGTTGTTTTGGGGGGTCGATCCTACCATAAACCCTCCTTCGGGGAGGTCATCATCATTCCTCAAGGGAGCGTACCGCTGTGAACACTGTCGATGAAATCAAGAAGGCAATTCAGGATTACTTCGGTGATACTGAACGCAGCCGTCAAGCAACCCGTGATGGGTTGGAAGACATTGCGAGCGAGGTCGATTGCTTGATCGACGCACTCCGTAGCGATACGGAGTAACCATGATCATCAACGGCCATGCATTGCTCGAAGCAATGCCCATTCGTGATATGGAATCCACCAAGGTGAGCCGTGGCGGCGTCACCTTTGGTTTGGGTGAAGCAGGATACGACATCCGCATCAAGCAGGGTGTCGTGTTCCATCCGAACCAAGGTGGACACATTCAACATGCCGATGGTTCTCGTGATCACTTCACGGGACGCTTCACCATCGCATCGGCTGTGGAAGAATTCCGCATGCCGAGCAACCTGACCGGTATCGTTCATGACAAGTCCACTTGGGCACGTCGTGGACTGTCCGTCTTCAACACCGTCATCGAGCCGGGTTGGGATGGGTTTCTCACCCTGGAGTTGGTCTACCATGGTTCCACTGGCTTGTTCATCCCTCCGGGTGTGGGCATTGCTCAAGTGGTGTTCCATCAGACCGCTCGTGATGCCGTCTACAACGGACGATATCAGAACCAAGAAGACAAGCCGGTAGCCGCAAAGGATGCCTAATGAAGACACCATGCGAGGTTTGCGGTGAAGCTAACGTGTGGCCACTCTTTGATTGGCAATACAGTTACGTCTGCAAAACTTGTGTGGAGTTGGGCGACGATGTGGGGTACGACGCAGAGGCCGAATGCTATCGGCTTGTGAGTCGGTGTCCTGGTTGTGGAGAAGCCGGTACGGTGAACTATGGTAGGGAAACCGACATGGCTTACTACTGTGGTGGCTCTCCGAGATGTTGCCCGTGAGTCAAAGTTAGGCTATTGTGAAGTCTTTCGTGGGGGTGAGAGTCCCCTGAAGGAGAAATGGCATGTTCTTCGGTTTGTTCAAGTTGTTCAGAGCATATGTGTTCGACCTGGTTCCGATCTCGTCGTATTACATTCCCACCGAATCGCAGTGTGTTGAGCATGCCGCCAGCCTGAAGTCCTCCAACAAGGTCAGACGACCCGAACAGGACGACTACGGTTAGGTACGATCTCATTGAGATGAAAACACACATGCGCCGAGAAGCCCAGGGCAAACCCCTGGGCTTCGTGCTTTCCAGACTCTTGAGTCTGCATTCTCTCCAACCTTAGTTACTGTGGGCGCTTCTTGCGTGACCGCATGACGATGTAGTTGGAACCAGAGAGGGCAGATCAAAGGGTACTGATCGTCGTAGCTGACGTAGGTGCACTGGATGGGTTCGATTCCCGGCGTTGTCCCTGGTGGGCAAAGTAAAGTGCTGACGTGTTGCACGTCGCTATTATCCACGAGAGTGGCACTGACAGTATTGCTTCGGGAACGTGAAAGGGACGGTCTTCTAAATCAGTGGATGTTCGCATCGACTGTTGGGTGTTCAAGTCACCCCGCTTCGGCGTAGGCAAATTGGAAAAGCCAAGACAAGAGCAAGTAGCGTGAAGGATTTTGGGCGTTTATATGAAACGTCCCCCACACAGAGATGTGTGGTCTGCGCACTAGAGCATTAGCGATGGAAGGATGACCGATGTCCATTCGCATGGTCCAGGTCTAGTGTGCAGTCCACACGTCTCATGACGTGTATTCAGAGGGTAATTCCTCTGGTCTACAGACCCCCCAGATCCCTCCGGTGATGAGCCACCGGAGGCGTATGGGAGTCACAATCCCCAAGGTAGCTCAGTTGGTAGAGTAGTCCGGAATCACCCTGTGTTCTCCGGAAAGGTCGGTGGTTCGAGTCCACCCCGAGGGGGCCAAACAAGTTCTGATCCAGTGTAGGCATACACTGGGTCGTCAGTGCTGTACGCGACAGCTCTGGGGCGTAGTGGTGGAATTGGTAAACACAGAGTCCTTCTCCGGACTCCGAGCGTAGCCGCGAGGTGCTCTTGCAGGTTCGACTCCTGCCTACAATGCCCGAATTGATTGGGAAACAGGTCAGATAGCGACTCATAAGCGCGACTCTTATAAAACCCTGCCAATCATCAGATAGCAGGATTGGCACTGGGTACTTTGCCCCTGAAATCCTAGGCACAGGCTGCAAAAAGCTACAGCCCAGTCTTGCTTTCTGATGGTTGAGCCTGAACTCAGATGCGGGTGGCCTCCGTCGTCACTGGGTTAGACCATCTTCACCAACAAAACCAGACAGCGTAAAGCTGCTCTGGTTTTTCTTTTTACTACTCAACATCATGATCCAAAAACACAACAAAGAGTCTCTGAAGCAGACCCTCCAAGAACACGCTGAAGTAGTTGTACGCTTCACGGCTGAATGGTGCGGTCCTTGCAAAGCGTTCGCCCCTGCCTTCAACGAAGTGGCGACGGACGCCAACAACAACGGCATCACGTTCCTCGTGATCGATGCTGACGCCAATCCCGATATCACCGCTGAATACGGTGTGCGTGGTCTGCCGTCGGTACTGTTCTTCATCCATGGTCAAGTCGTTGGCCGTGTGGCCGGTGCCATGACTGCGGAGAAATTCCGCGAAGTGGTGTCGAAGCAGTTCAACCGCTAAGGAGCCATTCATGGCCATTGATATTCGTGAGTATGAAGCACGCATTCTGGCCATGGATGCTGCCGAAAAGCGTGATAGCACCAGTATGACTGCGTTGCAGACAAGTCTGTTTGACAAGATGCTGAACCAACAGATGAAGGACGCTCTCGTCCATGGGATGGGCCTGAATAACGTCAGCCTGAACGATCTGACACAGGCAACTGGTGTGTATTCCATCAACGTGCCGGACAATCCATTCAGTAAAGCACAAGATCGTGCCTTCATGTCCAACGTAGCAGTAGACATCATCGACGCTATTGAGTCTATGTGGCGAGAGGATATCGTTCAACTCCGTGACCAGCTGGAAAATGAAAGACGTCGCAAGGAAATGTATGACCGGCTTGAGATGGAAAACGAGATCAAGCGAAAGTTCTACGAGGCAGAATCACGCCGACTAGATTCGCTGATGGTTGAACAACAGATCATCGGTAAGCAATTCCCCACTGTCATCTTTGACGACTATCGAAAGGAAGTCGAAGAGATCTGCAAACCCGAACCACCGAAGAAGAAAGGCTTCCCTTGGTTCTTCGGCAACAAAAGGAGATGGTAATGCGTCATCGTTTTCTTATGGCTCCGCCTTCGAGCGTTGCCGCGTCCAAGACCCTGGACAGTGTTCGTGATCTGGCTCGTGAATTCGGCTGGAAGATGGACATGCCTGTCCGTGACTTCCTGCGTCAGCGATTGGAGCAAGCAAAGATCGCAGATCGCTGGGAAGAAGATTCCCTCAAGGGGCAGTAATGACCCGACGGCAAGACCCCTGGAGTGGGAACCATGACCATGATTTCCACTCCGCTCACCCCACTCGCCTTCAAGAGTTGCGTGAGAGGACCAACAACCAAATCCCATTCAACTGGGCTACCCGGAAGTGTGCACACTGCAAACGCTCCCGGAGTCTGACGCAGTATAAAGGCGACAGCACGACGTGTAAGCGTTGCCCACCACAGGAGAAGTAATGCGTACTCCTTTCTTCCGCCCCCGGCCCAAGAAGCCGGTTCGACTACCTATCATGTTCCGAGGTTCCACTGATATGGAAAACGAACTCAAGATCGTGCCATTCGTGTACCTGGACAACATCTCCCGTGGCACTGGCGACGTTGAGATGTTTCTCACTCTGGTGTTCCGTGTTCTATCCGGACTGAAGATGTGTGAGTACTTCCCCGATCAATCCAAGCAGCTGGCTCGTGTAGTTCTCCCGAGCTTGGCTGCGTTGTGGTCGGTGGGAAACCGCATCATCAAGAAGCACAAGGTTGGTTTCTCTGGTGACGAGTACAAAGCCATACAGGCCGGTCTGGTTCAGATCGACAACATGCATGGTCACGTCACCAGGAAAGAGCACAGGGACATCATCTCCGACGTAGGCATGAAAGTCGGTGGCATGTCTCTGACCATGCAATCACTGGAACCCTACAAGGACCACGTATGAGCCAGATCAAGGCAACCGTTATCGCGGATAGCATCAGCCCCCAAGGCATCCGCTTGACCACTTTCGAGTTGGTCTATCACCGCTTTATCCACTCGGAGTTCATGACTCACCGCATGATCTCCAAGAACTCGGCCAGCAGCCGTGCCATTCCCACCCAGAAGCTGTTGGATCAGGTCCGCAATGACCCGATGATTCCGGTGCACTGGGGTCTGAACCAAAAGGGAATGCAGGCAGATCACGAAGTCAGCGAGGAAGCTCGCCAGGACGCGATTGATCGCTGGCGTTGGGCAGCAGGCCAAGCGGCAGATGCTGCGGAAGGCATGATGGCTATCGGCATCCACAAGCAGGTCGCCAATCGTCCGCTGGAACCGTACATCGCCATGCGTGTCATCGCTACCGGCACCGAGTGGAACAACCTGTTCCATCTGCGTCTGCACAAGGACGCACAGCCTGAATTCCGTGAACTAGCTCAGGCGATGCGTATCGCCCGTGAAGCGGCTACGCCCACCTTGCTGTATCCCGGCATGTGGCACCTGCCGTACATCACGCCGAAGGACACGGTGGCTGTGCACAACTATCTGAAGCACGGGCGTATCACTCGCAACGAGCCGACGTCCGAAGAAGTGCTGGCAGTACTGCGCAGAATCAGCGTGGCCCGTTGTGCACGCGTCAGCTACAACAACCAGGAAGGCAAGCCCAGCGTTATCACTGAAGACCTGTTGCTCTACGAGCGTCTGGTTGGAAGTGTGCCGCTGCATGCCAGCCCGACGGAACACCAGGCTACGCCGGACAAACTCATTGAGTTGGACAACGGCGATATGGACTGGATGTCGTCGGAGAAGCACGGCAACCTCAACGGTTGGATTCAGTATCGCAAGACCCTGATCGGCGAGAACGTTCCCGGCTAAATCGGGTTGTTTGGGGGAGGCATCCGCCTCCCTCTTTTCTATTTCTCACCCATGGAGATTTAAATGATCGTTACTCATGAAGATACCAACATCACCCACGTCGCCATGGGTGGCCTGGAAGCCATCGAGTGCGGCATCACTGGTGATGCTCACTTCATGCACATGTTGTCTGCGTCCTTGTACAAGGACCAGAAGCTGGCGATGGTTCGTGAAGTGGCCTGCAATGCCTGGGACGCTCACATCATGGTCAGCAAGACTGACCCCATCGAGATCACTCTCGACAACGAAGAACTGATCATCAAGGATTTCGGTCCTGGCATTCCTCACGACAAGATCGGCCCAATCTACGGCGTCTATGGAGCCAGTACCAAGAAGAACGACGGCAAACAAACTGGTGGCTTCGGCCTCGGTTGTAAGTCGCCCTGGTCCTACACGGACACGTTCGAGGTCATCTCGTGCAATGATGGCAAGAAGTCCATCTACCAGATGACCAAGTCGGCCTCTGAACTGGGTGGCAAGCCCAGCATCAAGCCCATCGTTGTGGGCATCCCCACGACGGAAACCGGTATCACCGTCAAGATTCGTCTGAAGTCGCCTCACGACTCCGGCGAGATCATGAGCAAGCTGAAGGAAGTGCTGTATTACGGCGGCATCCCCTGCATGCTCAACGGCAAGATGGCTCCGTCCATCGACTACGACTCCATGAAGAACAAGTGGATCGTTGCCAACCATCTGGAATCGAACCACAACAAGTCCATGTTGCAGGTTCGTTATGGCAATGTGGTCTATCCGATCACGGCCCATCCGGCGTATGAAGAACAGCTGCGGCCTATCTTCAAGTTCATGAAGACGCTGCCGGAAAACACCCTCAAGTACGTGATGGTGTTCCAGGCTGATCCCGACACGTTGGCCCCGACTCCGAGCCGGGAAGAACTGTCGATGATTGACATGACCGTCGAAACTCTCAAGGGACTGCTGCAATCGTTCGTCTCCGAACTGAAGCAGGACGGCGAGAAGCTGACGGTTGAACGTGCACTGCATCGCATTCGTGCGGCAGGTACTGCCAACGTGAACAGCATCACCTCTCTGGAGATGTCTGTGCCAAAGCGACTGGGTGATCCTCTGTTCCACAACAGCGGGTATTACTCGTCTAAGCTTCATCGCCCTATCACCGAATTGGGCGACTTGGCTGACCTGTCGCTGGATACGACGTATCCCGGCACGTACATGCCCGGCTTCCGCAAGATGGACATGACGACTCGCTTCGAGATCATCAAGGCCAAGCTGAAGGACATCTGGAACCAACGGCTGATGAAGTCCTGGGAGAAGGCGTTCTATTCGTCCTTCTCCGGCGAAAGCAAGCAGCAGAAGCAGTGGCTCACTCGTGAGATCACTGGCTGGATGGTCGGCAAGATGTTGAACCATACCAAGGAAATGAAGGCTGAAAACCTGCACATCCTGGGTCAAGGCACTCGCATCAGCTACTACGGCTCCAACCGTGGTATACGCGAACTGGCCCATGAAGTGGTCAGCATCAACGCATTCCATCCCACCACGTTCTTCCACATGCTCCCGTTCCTGACGGGGCGGGTGATCTTGACGTACAGCCGGACCACAATCTCGGCCCGTATGTGGAACCACAAGGACTATGCGCAGTCTAGCCGTGGCGTCGGTAGCTTGATCTACGTGGTTCCCCGCTCTGCTCGCATGGTGGATGAGGCCACAGCATTCTTCACCAAGTATGGCTTCACTGTCATTGACATGCTGGAGATTCATGATTGGGAGAACGAATGCTTCAAGCCGAAGAAGCGTGTGCCTGCTGACCCGGCAAAGCCCAAGGTCAAAAAGGTAAAGAAGACAGGCTACCTGTGCTTCGGTGCCTCCATGCTTAACGGCAACTTCAATCCATATGAGCATGCCCGGGACAATCCTGAAGCTGCTCGTATTGAGAAGCCGGAGTATTACCTCCGGCTGAAGCCGAAGGATCGACATGGCTACGACTTCTCAGTCGGACGCTTTGACCGTGCAGCTTCGTCCCTGATCTGCCAACTGTATGGGCATCTCGGTGCCATCATCCAGAAGGACGCTCAAGAAGAAGAGATGATCAAGCAAGGCATCCCTGAAGTGGATGTGTGGGTGTTGGACCGAATCTTCAAGGAGATGAAGACCAACAAGCGCATCCGTGAGTTGGTGTCGTACAAGTTCAGCAAGCTTGATCTTGGTTCGCTTTCTGTCATGTCATTCCTCCGGAATGATGATGAACTGGCGAACACGTATGGCTTGGTCTACGACACGCACATCCGTGACGAAAAGGTGCACAACCTGTATAAGCATCTGGCTCGTCACTTCACCGACAAATGGGGCGTGTTCCGTCACATTCCGGGCAACACTGATCGTGTCGAGCAATGGGGTAAGTTGTCCCAGGTGCTGGATGCAGTCGAGCCTGCCCCCCATCTCGTTTCATTGGCTCAGAAACTGGATGGAAACCTTGCAGTTGAGCTGTTCAATACGGATGCCGCAAGCAACCTGTTGAACGCAAAGGACACACCTCCGGAAGTCAAGGACAAGGTGCGTCAAACCCTCATCAACGCCATTGGCTAAGGAAATACCATGCAGCAGAAAATCGATCCGTTCCTGGTTGTCGCCTTCATCCTGACGACCACCGAACTGACCCTCTATTCGCCCACCGGCGAATCCCGTGTGATCAAGCAGGGCGATCCTCGTGTCGCCCGTCTGGTTCACGACCTCCAACCTGTGATGGCCGTCGGCGGCCAGCTGGAAGTGGAACTGGGCGAGAAGCCCGAAGCCCTCGTCACCGTCCAAGACGTGGCGGAGCAGAAGGACCACACCAACTACTACGGCCAAGCAGAAGCCCAATCGAACGGCGTGGTCAAGTTCTTCCGTATCGCCCGTTCGGCTGTGCGCAAGTTCTTCGGCAAGCAGACCGAGCCGGTCGTTCCCGTGTCGGTGCCGGAAATCCTGGAACCCACCCAAGGTGGCGTCATCCCGGTTCCGGTCACGACCCAGGAAGAACAGCACAAGGAAGCCATTGCCGAAGTCATGGCCAACGCCATCCCGGCATCGTCGCCCAAGTTCTCGGTGCCGGAAGGTGCTGAAGCTGACGACGCCACGGGTGACACCCTGGTGGCCGTGGTCGGCGATACGCTGATCCCGAACGTGGAAGCCTTGGCTCCCCAGATCAAGCATGCCGTGAAGTCGAACTCGACCAAGGGCGTGCAGCGTCTGATGGAACGTGTGGCTACCGTCGCCAAGAAGCGTGGCCACTCGGTCGAAGACCTGATGAAGTTCATGCAGATCGGCGACCTGCCGGTCAACGACAACGGCGACCTCGTGGTCTTCAAGGCGTTGAAGACCAAGAACTTCGGTGATCGCTTCGACCACCGCTTCAAGTGGGCCGACATCCACTCGGGCAACGTCCCCCAACGTCTGGGTAGCTACGTCTACATGGACGAATCGCTGGTTGACCCGGATCGTCGTCAGGACTGCTCGAATGGCCTGCACATCGCCAGCCGTTCGTACCTGTCCGGTTTCCGTGGCGACGTGTGCGTCATCGCACTGGTTCGCCCGGAAGACGTCATCGCTGTGCCGGAATACAACCACAACAAGATGCGGGTCTGCGGATATCACATCGTGGCTGAACTGACCAGCCAGCAGTACAACAAGCTACTGAACAACCAGACGTTCACCGACGACGAAGAAGGTCAACTGCTGCTGGGCCGGATCATGGAAGGGAAGCATATTCCCGTCACCAACAAGGTCCGCATCACCGCCCAACGTGGCGGCGGCATCCAAATCGAAGAACTCGACAAGGATGAACAGCAGCCGACGACCCAGCCGGAAATGGCTCCGGTCCCGGAGAAGCCCACCAAGGCTCCGAAACGTAAGGCGGTGTCCCTGGATAACCCCCGGGTGCCGAAAGCCGCTCCTGCGGCCCGTAGCAAGCCCCAGAAGCCCACTGCGGCACCTGTGGACGTCAAGGCTGTGGCCCAAAAGGCCAAATCCCTGAACCAAGGGAGCCAATCGGAACAAGCTGCTGCACTGTACTCGGCAGTGGTTGACGCCAAGACCAAGGGTGCCGAGAAGGAAGCCGCCCAAGCCCTGCTGGACTTCAAGAAGAAGGCCAAAAAGAGCTGGACGGTCCTGGGTCTGGCCTCCACCACGGGCGAAGATTTGGCTGAACTGCTGGCCAAATGACGTTAATATAGAGGCATCTTTTAGGAGATGCCACTATGGCCAACGTAAACCGACCGAACCGCAAGGCTTCGGATAGCGACATCCTCCGCATGAATTATGTGGGGATGTCCCTTGGCACCATTGCCAAGACTTTGGGGATTCACCCCACGACTGTCACTCTGCGACTCCAGAATCTGGGGGTGTACCCGGCTGATACCCGGCGCACCTTCATGGAGAACGTCCTCAAGCCCATGCCTGAAGACGTAGCAGAGTGGCTTGCCGATCAACTCGGCCCCACCTATCAAATCCGTGAGTTCGTTCGTGACCTGCTTCAAGCGGCATACGACAAGCGGTTTGACAACCAAAGGACCGCATATGAGCGACACCTTGCAAAATACGGCGGAGTGGTTCCGCCAAGCATCGCCCACACCTTCCGCCCAGAACCTGAGCACGCAGATGGGGGTGCACTTCGAGGAAGTCCGGGAAATGATCCTGGAACTGACGCCCCGGACTCCGGAAGCGGATGTGATCCTCAAGGCGGCGAATGCAGCCCTGGAGAACCTGCAAGCCCTGCTGAAGCGTGATGCAACGGCCATCGGCGTGCATCCGGGTGATCACAAGCTGTTCCTGGACAGCCTCTGCGATCAGATCGTTACGGCGACTGGCGTCGGAACTTTCTTCGGGATGGATGTCCCCGGAGCGATGGCCGAGGTCAACGCCTCGAACTGGTCCAAGTTCGTGGATGGCAAGCCCATCCGTGATCCGGACACGCAGAAGATTCTGAAGGGACCGGACTACTTCAAGCCGGACCTGACCAAGTATCTGCCGCAGTAACAACACCACAAGGCCACCCTTCGGGGTGGCTTTGTCATTCCTGGAACCAAGAAAGATGGATAAGTCCACAACTACCAAGCCGCTGAATGCAGACCAACAGGCGGCAGCGGAAGGGTTCTTCAAGACCCTTTTCGACCCGAACGTCAAAGAGATGAACATCAGCGGCCCCGGTGGCGTGGGCAAGACCTATCTGATGGCCCACATCGTTGATGAAGTCATGCCTCAGTACCACGACGCATGCGGACTCATGGGCGTCAAGCCGGAGTTCGATGAAGTCGTGATGACGGCGACCACCAACAAGGCGGCGGAAATCCTGGCACAGTCCACGAGCCGTCCCACCTCCACGATCCAGTCCCACTTGGGGCTGACGATCAAGAACAACTTCCGTACCGGCGAATCCGACCTGATCAAGTCTCGTAACTGGTCCGTCAAGGAACGCCAGATCATCTTCGTCGATGAAGCGTCGATGATCGACTCCAAGCTCCGCTCCTACATTCAGGAAGGGCAGAGCAAGTCCAAGATCGTGTACGTCGGCGACCACTGCCAGCTGCCTCCAATCAAGGAAGGCATCAGCCCGGTCTACAACAACAACCTGCCGATGTTCCAGCTGTTGATACCCATGCGTACCGACCGTCCGGAACTGCTGGCGTTGAACCAACAGTACCGGGACATCGTGGAAGGCAAACGTGACTTCGGTGACATCAAGACGTGTCCCGGAGTTATCGACCATGTTGGTCCCGATGAGATGGAAGCTCTGCTGAAGACTCACTTCGATGGACCCAACAAGAACCGTGTGGTTGCCTACAGCAACAAGCAGGTTCTGCTGTACACGGACCACATCCGTGACCAGCAAGGATTCCGTGGTGAGTTCGATGTGGGTGAAGAACTGGTGGTCAACCAGATGTACACCCGTGGCATGGATCGCATGTCCATCGAACAGGAAGTCTCCATCACCAAGCGTTCGTCCATCACTCGTCAAGTTCGTATCGACGCCGACGTGTACATGGAAGTCCGTTCGGTCGATCTGGACACGGGCTATGGTGGCACGCTGACCGACGTGGAAATCCCCGTTGATCGTGAGTACCACGCTGCACTGGTCAAGTATTACGCCCGTGAGAAGAACTGGGAGCGTCACTTCTATCTGAAGGAATCGTTCCCCGATCTGCGAGCCAAGGATGCTTGCACGGTGCACAAGTCGCAAGGTTCTTCCTACGACACGGTGTTCATCGATCTGGGCGACCTGTCCACCTGCCACAACCCCTCGGTCGCTGCTCGCCTGTTCTACGTGGCCTTCAGTCGTGCACGTCACCGTGTTGTGATGTACGGCGAACTGGCCGAGAAGTACGGGCGCATTGTTTAAAGGAGCCGACATGACGCAGTTGCAAGGAAGTATTCTCGACAACCTCACCAATGCAATGGGAATCATCAAGCTTCTCTTTGATGGTGAGATTCGTCGCTTGACCAAGATGCTTGACGAGATCGTGACCAGCAATGATCGCATCCGTCAATCGGCACCTTCAGCTGGCTTTCTGTTCAACGGGAAGTTCCACAAGCGTAGCAATGCCAGCCGTGCACCGCTCGCTGGTGAACGCCAAACGCTTGATGAGCAGTTGTGGGACCAGATGGCAGAGTACCTTCGTGACACTGCTGCCATCATGATCGATATTCAGATGGTGAACCAAATGGCTCATCGTCTGGTCGGACCCTGCCAGACCATGCAAGACCTTCGTGATGCGCTGCCGGATTGTCTGGTAGCTCTGTCCGATGAAATCCAAGCACTGGAACGTACTCGTCCCGAGGCGTTCACCATTGCTGGAGATGAGCGAGGGATGCGGCAATTCCAGAAGATCAAACCTCTGATGGAAATGTATAGCGGAACTCGCTTGCTGTACTAGGAGACGCCATGCGTTACGTCACCTTCAACGAGAGCGGCAATTACCCGATTGCCATCTTGGTTCCCACGATCCAGAAGAATGAGATCGTGGATGCCTATGTCACTCCCTTTGGGATCGACAAGGAAGAAGTGATGGTCCTCGACCTTCATAATTCCCCAGGCAAGAAAGCGACTCCTGTGAAGGAGATCAAGCAGTACATCGAAGAAGTGCTCGCAGGAGTACTGATCGATGCTGGAACCAAGTACATCATCTGTGCTGATCCTGGCTACTACAAGGTGCTGGCCAAAGCCGCAAAGGCAGAGGCCAACCTTGGGTACGTGACGGAGAGTGTCATTCCTGGAATGCACATCGTCTACGTTCCGAACTACCGGCAGATTTTTTATGATCCGCCGAAGGTTCGAGCCAAGATCAGCCAGGGCATGAGTGCCTTGGTTCATCACCGGGCTGGTGCATATCAGCCCCCTGGTTCCAACATCATCCACAGTGCGGAGTATCCGGAGACGGTGGACCAGATCAAGGCAGCACTTCAGATGCTGCTGCACAAGAACGTCCCCTTGACGATAGACATTGAGGCGTTCGACCTGAAGCATCACAAGTCAGGTATCGGCACGATTGGCTTTGCATGGAACAAGCACGAAGGTGTCTCCTTCGCCGTGGACTATGAACCAATCGAAGGGGCTACCGAAGCTCCATTTGGCCGACAGGTTCGCAATGAGCCTGTGCGCGCATTACTGAAGGATTTCTTCCGTCAGTACATGCAGTCAGCGATCTATCACAATGCAGCATTTGACATGTACATCCTGGTCTACCAGTTGTTCATGGCCGATCTCATTGACACGGAAGGCATGCTCGAAGGATTCGAGATCATGATGCGTAATTGGCATTGCACTAAGCTGATCACGTATCTCGCCACCAACTCTTGTGCGGGCAACAAGCTGGGCCTGAAGGACCAAGCACAGGAATTTGCGGGGAACTATGCGGAGTCGGAAATCCACGACATCACACGCATCCCGCTACCGAAGCTGTTGCAGTACAACCTTGTGGACTGTCTGTCCACTTGGCACGTCTACGATAAACACTTCGGAACCATGGTTGCCGATCAGCAGTTGGATATCTACGAGACGCTGTTCAAGACAGCATCGAAGGACATCATCCAGATGCAATTGACCGGCATGCCATTGCACATGCCCACCGTTCTTCAGGTGGAAGAAGCATTGCAGGCAATCTTCGATGACGCGGTAACGCGCATTGAGAACACCAAGTGTGTGCGGGAATATCAGTACACACTGAAAGAGCGGTACATCGAAAAGAAGCATGACGAGTGGAAGGTAAAGCGTATTACGCTTGCAGAAGTGCCGGACAGCGTAAAGTTCAATCCACGTAGTCCGCTCCAGTTGCAGGGGCTGCTGTATGAGCAATTGGGTCTCCCAATCCTTGCCCTTACTGAAACGAAGCAACCAAGCTGCGATGGTGACACCATCGAGAAGCTGGTCCATCACACATCTGATCCAGACGTGAAAGACTTGTTATTGGCCTTGCAGGATTTCTCTGCGGTGGACAAGATACTCGGATCATTCATCCCTGCGTTCAAGGAAGCAGCTCAAGGTCCAGATGGGTGGTGGTATCTATTCGGAAACTTCGTGCTTGGTGGTACGGTGTCAGGTCGATTGAGTTCCAACAATCCGAACCTTCAGAACCTTCCGGCCAACGTCACGATGAAGATCAGTGAGTCTCTGTTGGAGGTGTTCCCCTTCCTGAAGCAATTCATGAAGAAGGGAAGTCTCTCGCTGGGCAAGCTGGTCAAGTTCTGCTTCCAGGCTCCACCTGGATGGATCTTTGCTGGGCTTGACTTCGCCTCCTTAGAGGATCGAATCTCCGCCCTGACGACTCGTGACCCGATGAAGCTGAAGGTATACACCGACGGCTATGATGGTCACTGTCTCCGTGCATACACTTACTTCGGTGAGTTGATGAACGGCATTGACCCTGACTCGGTGGCGAGCATCAATTCCATTGAGAACCTGTACAAAGACTTGCGTCAGGAGTCGAAAGCTCCGACGTTTGCTTTGACCTATCAGGGTACGTACATCACGCTGATGAAGAACTGTGGCTTCTCGGAAGATAAGGCAAAGCGAATCGAAGCTCGATACCACGAGATGTATGTGGTCAGTACCGAATGGGTGCAGGCAAGACTGGATGAAGCGGCGAAAGTCGGCTACATCACCACAGCCTTTGGATTGCGAGTTCGCACTCCCCTGCTGTATCAGGTCATCCGTGGAACCAGCAAGACGCCGTATGAGGCCGAAGCAGAAGGACGCACCGCTGGCAATGCTCTAGGGCAGGGCTGGTGTCTCCTGAATAGTCGTGCTTGGGTCGAGTTCATGGGCAAGGTACGTGCAAGCGATCAACGCTTGAACATCCGCCCGTGTGCACAGATTCACGATGCAGGCTATGCATTGATCCGTGACGATATGGATACCGTCATGTACATGAACGAGCATCTCGTTCAGGCGGTGAACTGGAATGATCACCCTGACATTTACCATCCAGACGTTGGTTTGGGTGGAGACGTGTCCCTGTTCTACCCCACATGGGCAAGTGAGATCACACTGCCCAACGGCGCTACCGCCGAAGAAATCGCCAACACTATCAAAGAGGCAATCGCATGACCAAGAAAACCGATACCAACGCCGCCAACACTCCGGTGAAGAAGCATCACTGGCTGTTCGCAGCTCAGGTGGTGTTCCACGTCGCCAAGGAAGGCCAACCGGCCACCGATGGCGGCGCTCTGCTGCTGAACGGTCTGGTGCTGACCGACGACAAGCAAATCGCCATGGCCGATCTGGCTCGTGCGCAGATGACTGCCGTGTCGAACCTGAACGAACGCTTCAAGGGCCAGAACGTCGAAGTCATCGACTGCGTGTTCATGAGCTTCAGCCACCTGGGCTTCATGTCCCAGCCGGAATACGCCAAGACGCCGGAAGGCCAAGCCCTGATCAAGACCGAAGTGCCGGTCAATCCCGCCGAACGTCCCGAAGCCAAGCTGACGCTGGTGAAGACGGAAGGCGATCCGGTCTCCGGGGACTGATCATGGCTGCGGAGAACTCCGGTGGCCGGGTGAACTATTACCTGGTCGAAGTGAAGAACCCGCAGCGTGAAAACCAGCAGCCGTACCAAGCCGAGTGTGAGGACATCATCCATGCACTCGGTATGACCTTCGATGAAGGCAACATCTTCAAGGAGGTCTGGCGTCAGGCTGCTGCACGCCAAGGCCGAGCCAAGGAAGGGAACACGGCATTGCGTGGTGCACAGAAGCTCGTGCACTATGCCAATCGCATCCTGCGTCATCTGACTACTTCGGCCGAATCCGGCGAGTACGAGTGGAAGCAATGGGGCGGCAAATTGGACTACCCATCTGAACTGAAACGTGAAGATGTGGTGGAGTACAAGACAGCTGGTGCCACCAAACCTTGCCCTGTGACTTATGTGGGTGACTTGCGTTGGAAATGGGATACCCTGCCGACGCACGCTCAGATCGTACAGTACCGCAAGGTGAAGCCCGTATGAGTACCAACCCCCAGAAATCTTGGGGGTTTTTCAACCCATGGAGGAACCATGAGAATTACCAACACCGCAGGGGTATCGCTACCCGTTGCGATCTGGCTGGTTCACGATGAGTACGACTATGTGAAGGAGGACAACTACATCAGTGCCACGGCATTGATGAAGCCCATCCGTCAGATCGTCCTCGCATCGAAGGTTGACCCCGAAACCCAATCCATCGACGTGATGGACATGCTGAAGACGTCCTTGGGTCATGCAATCCATGACTCCATCGAACGTGCCTGGACTCGTGGTGCTGAAAAGGCACTGCGTCTGCTGGGCTATCCTCAGAAGGTCCGTGATGCCATCCGCATCAACCCATCTGAAGCTGTCCTGAAAGACAACCCTGACTGTATCCCGATCTACTTGGAGCAACGTGCTATCAAGGAAATCGAAGTCAGTGGCCAGACCTATCGTGTCGGTGGCAAGTTCGATATCGTGACGGAAGGTCTGTTGCAGGACTACAAGTCCACTTCGGCGTTTGTTTGGGTGAAGGGTTCCCGTGATGAGGAACACATGCAGCAGGGCAGCATCTATCGCTGGCTGCATCCCGACAAGATCACGTCGGACTTCATCCGGATCAACTACATCTTCACCGACTGGAAACGTGGTGACGCCAAGCGTGACCCCAATTATCCGCAGCATCCGATCATGCACAAGGACATCCCCCTGATGTCTCCTGAAGCGACGGAGAAGTGGATTCGTGGGCGTATCGCAGAAATCATCAAGTACCAGGATGCACCCGAGAACCAAGTACCGGAATGCACCGACGAGGAATTGTGGCGCTCCGATCCCGTGTATAAATACTTCTCCGATCCGGCGAAGGCACAGATACCGGGAGCCAGATCGACCAAGAACTTCGATGAACTGCACGAAGCCCGTGCACACCTCTCTGCCAAGGGAGGTGTTGGTGTCATCGTCCCCGTAGAGAGCGCACCCAAGCGTTGCGACTACTGCGGGGTCTATGACGTTTGCAAACAAAAAGACAGGTACTTTCCGACATGATCGACCTCACCGGGGTTCAGCACCACCCTGCAATCGAAGAGATTGTGAACGTGCTCTGCAACAAGACGCAGAATACCGACCGTGGTTTCTTCCGAGTGGAAGCGGCTTATTTCTTGGCCAAGATGGCATCGTCCATGTGCGCCACCATCGTCACAGCAGACCGTGGTGACATCCCGGTGAACATCTACGCACTTGCCTTGGCCACTTCCGGCTATGGCAAGGGTCACTCGGTCAACATCGTGGAGAACGATTTCATGAAGGGCTTCAAGAAGCGCTTCATGGAAGACACCATGCCCGTCATTGCTGACGCCAACCTCTGGGTTATCGCCAACGAACGTGCGGCCAAGCAAGGCACTGATCAACAGACGGAGTACGACAAGGTATCGGCAGAGTATCGCCGTGCTGGTGCGTTCCCGTTCACGTTCGACAGTGGAACCACACCGGCAGTCAAACAGCTTCGTCAGAAGTTGCTGCTTGCTACGTGTGGTTCCATCAACCTCCAGATTGATGAGATTGGTTCCAACCTCATCGAACAGACGGAAGTGCTGACCTTGTTCCTGGAGCTTTACGATCAGGGACTGGTCAAGCAGAAGCTGACCAAAAACACTGCGGAGAACACCCGTGGTGAAGAACTGGACGGCAAGACTCCGGCCAACATGTTGTTGTTCGGAACTCCGTCGAAGCTGCTGGATGGCGGCCAGACCGAAGATGCCTTCTATGGCTTCTTGGACACTGGCTATGCACGTCGCTGCCTGTTCGGTATCGGCCAGCCGGTCAAGATGGCTCACAACAGCCAGACGCCGGAAGAAATCTACGACCGCTTGACCCAACCCGGGAACCAAGCGGCTGTGAACAAGTGGGCCAACCACTTCCACTCGTTGGCAGACGCCAGCAAGTTCGGATGGCGCATGGTCGTGGAGAAGGATGTGGGCGTGCAGTTGATCGCCTACAAAGCTCACTGCGAGAAGCTGGCTGATGAAATGTCCGAACACGAAGAAATTCGTAAGGCAGAAATGAGCCATCGTTACTTCAAGGCTCTGAAGCTGGCAGGTGCACTGGCCTTCGTGGACGAATCCGTCCTCGTTGAGATGGACCACCTGAAGCAAGCCATCCTGCTGGTGGAAGAATCGGGTGCTGCTTTCCAAACGATCCTCACTCGTGAGAAGGCGTATGTGAAGCTGGCGAAGTACATCGCTGCCGTCGGCAGTGAACTGACCCATGCCGATCTGGTTGAGGCGCTGCCGTTCTACAAGTCCGGCAATGCGTTCCGCAACGAGATCATGACCCTGGCCACCGCCTGGGGCTACAAGCAGCACATCATCATCAAGAAGTCCTTCACGGACGGCATCGAATTCTTCAAGGGTGAAACCCTGAAGGAAACGAGCCTGGATGAAATTCTGGTGAGCTACAGTGAGAACTGGGCCTACGACTATTCGGCGGAACGTGTTCCGTTCGATCAGTTGCACCAGATGACCCAAGTCAAGGGCATCCACTGGGCCAATCACGATTTCAAGCGCGGCCATCGTGCTGAAGAAAACGTGATCCCGGGCTTCAACATGATCGTGATCGATGTGGATGGCGGATGCACTCTCGCCATGTGCCATGAACTGATGAAGGACTACAAGTTCATGACCTACACCACGAAGCGTCACACGGATGAAGAGAACCGATTCCGTCTGATGATCCCGATGAATTATGAGCTTCACTTGGATTCGGAAGAATACAAGGAGTTCATGAACAACGTGATGCAGTGGTTGCCGTTCGCCACCGATGAGTCCGCCAATCAGCGGTCGAAGAAGTGGGAATCCAATGACGGCAAGTTCTTCATCAATCCGGATGGTGTCCTTCTGGATGTGCGGGACTTCATTCCGCGAACCACGAAGAACGAGCAGTTCCAGCAAGGCATGCAGGCCGTGCAGAGCTTGGACAATCTGGAGCGTTGGTTCGCTCAACGTATGGCCACCGGCAACCGCAACAACAACATGTTGAAGTTCGCCATGGCTCTGGTTGATAGCGGCATGACGTTCGCTGATGTGTCCGCACAAGTTCATGCGTTCAATAAGAAGCTGTCCTCTCCTTTGGACAGTGAAGAATTGAACACGACCGTGCTTGTCTCGGTTGCCAAGAAGTACACCCGATAGTCGTTTGGTTTGGTCTTTGACTATCGAAATCCCCCTGGGAGAGAACCATGTCTGAACAAGACGATGTCGTTCTGACCGAGGTCAACGATCAGCTTCTGTTGATCGTTGGCTACTCGTCGACCGGCAAGAGCGCTTCACTGCGCAACATCCGTGATCAGGATCAATGGCTGTACCTGAACACGGAGAGCGGCAAGAAACTGCCGTTCCGCAACAAATTCAGCAGCCACGTCATCACCGATCCCTATCAGGTGCTGGACGCCTTCAAAGCGGCCTACACCAATCCCGTCGAGGAAATCGGCTTCAAGCCGAAGGGGATCATCGTCGATTCGCTCACGTTCCTCATGGACATGTATGAGTCGCGGTATGTGATCAACGCAGCCAACACCATGACGGCATGGGGAGCGTTCAGTCAGTTCTTCAAGGAATTGATGCAGCTCCATGTCCCATCCTTCGATGGTCCCGTGATCTTCACGGCCCACGTCAAGGACGAACTCGATGAAAAGGCGATGGAGCTGAAAACCTCCGTGCCGATCAAAGGTTCGCTCAAGAACAACGGCATCGAAGCCTACTTCTCGTCCATCGTCGCGTGCAAGCGTGTTCTCCTGAAGGAACTGGAGAAGATGACCAACGGCATGTTGGACATCACGGAAGAAGAGAAGGAACTTGGCTTCAAGCACGTCTTCCAGACGCGGCTGACGGCCAAGACCACCGGTGAGCGTATTCGTGCCCCCATGGGCATGTTCACGCGCCAGGAGACGTACATCGACAACTGTGCACAGAAGCTCCTGGATCACCTCCACAAGTACTACGCGGAAGCGTAAGCAGCAATCCATTCAGCAAGAGAGAAACATCATGAGTACTTTGTTCGGAAACCTGAAAGAAAAAACCCAGAACATGGAAGCGGCCCGTGACAGCGTAGGCGGTGGCGGTTTCGTCATCGACGCGGATGCCTACGAGATGACCCTGAAGGTCGCCTACGTCGGCCAGTCCAAGGGCGGTGCCAACTTCATGTCGCTGATCTTCGACCGTGACGGCACGGACTACCGCGAAGACGTGTACTTCACGTCGTCGAAGGAAAAGGGTCAACTGCCGTACTACGTCAAGAACGACAAGCAGTTCCCGTTGCCGGGCTACAGCATCGTCAGCGACCTGTGCCTGATCCTGGGCGGCACGTCCCTGGAAGAAACCGAGTTCGAGGAAAAGACGGTCAACGTCTACGACTTCGACGCCAAGAAGGAACTGCCGAAGTCGGTCATGGTTCCGGTCGAACTGCTGGGCAAGAAGATCATCGTCGGCGTGCAGCGCACCACCGAAAACAAGCAGGTCAAGGACGCCAGCGGCAACTACGTCAACTCGGGCGAAACCCGTGACGTGAACAACATCGACAAGCTGTTCGATCTGGAATCCAAGATGACCGTCCTGGAAGCCCTGAACCAAGCTGAAAAGCCGGTGTTCTACGACACCTGGATCGAAGCCAACAAGGGCAAGGTCCGCGACAACACCAAGAAGGGTGACAAGGCCGCTCCGGCCCAAGGCACCGCTGGTGCACCGCCCAAGGCGGCTGCTGCCCCGGCCGCTGGTGGCGCTCGTCCGTCGCTGTTCGGCAAGAAGTAAGCCATGTCTGAAGTCTGGACATCTGTGGTTGGATTCACTGGCTACGAAGTATCAGACCTCGGCAACGTTCGGACGACTCGCTCAAAGAATGGAAAGGGTACGTGTGAACCACGTCCTCTTCTACCGAGAGCGATTGTCGGGAAAATCTATCATCGGGTGACACTCACCGATGCTAGTGGCAATCGAGTGGATCGAAAGGTCCACCTACTCGTGCTAGAAGCATTCCGAGGACCACGGCCAGCGCCAGAAATGGACGGTTGCCACAGAGACGGTAACGCTCACCATAACGAATTGAGCAATCTCTATTGGGGAACCAAGAGAGAAAATGCACAGGATCGTGTGGATCACGGAACTCAAGTACGTGGTGATACCCATCCACTGTCTGTTCTAACGGAGCAGCAGGTCATGGAGATCAAACAAGCTCTGCCTACATGGAAACGAGGAATGGGTCGCACCTTTGCCAAAAGATTTGGTGTGTGCGAATCGGCCATAACGAGTGTGAAATTAGGACGAACTTGGAGTCATGTATGAAAATTCCGGTAGTCGGATTTGATCCGAGTATGCGTAACTGGGGATGTGCCTCCGCAGAACTGGACCTGGAAACAGGACAGCTTTCCGACCCAGTATTGGCGGTGATCAAAACTGCCGAGGAACCAAAGGGAAAACAAGTGCGGACCAACAGCTACGACATCGAAGCTGCCGACACTCTCTACAAGGAAGTGCACCCCATCGCTCAACAGGCGAAGGTGATCTTTGTAGAGGTTCCCGTTGGTTCCCAGAGCGCAGCGGCCATGAAGGGCTACGGCATGTGCATCGGAATTCTCGGTGCACTGCGAGCCATGGGGATACCGTTTATCGAAGTCTCCGAAGCGGAGGCCAAGAAGACGATGACAGGTAAGCGGACGGCTACGAAGGAAGAAATGATCGCAGCCGCCATGATCTGGTATCCCGACGCCAACTGGCCCATGCACAACGGCAAGCTCACCACTGGTAGGGCTGAACACATGGCAGATGGAATCGCTGCCATTCACGCTGGTGTCAAAACCCAGCAATTTCAAAACCTGATGAGACTGTTTAAGGCAGTCTGAAGGAACCAAGATGCAAATCACAGATCAGGATGTGTTGGCGGCTCTGGATTACAACCCCATTACCGGCGTATTCACCTGGAAGGTGAAGCGGAATAACCAAACACTTCCTGGTCAACAAGCAGGCTCAGTGAACAACGAAGGATACGTAACCATCCCCGTGATGGGCGTGTACTACGCAGCACACAGACTTGCGTGGTTGGTGTCTTATGGTTGCTGGCCGGTAAACCAGATTGATCACGTAAACAGGATTCGCACAGACAACAGGTTGTGCAATCTTCGAGATGTAACGCAGACAGTCAATACAAGAAGTCGCTCAATGAGCAAAGCAAATTCAACAGGAGTCACCGGTGTTTATAAGACACGGGCAGGCAACTGGATCGCACGAATTTGTGTTGACCGCAAGCAAATCAATCTGGGAACCTTCGCATCAATCGAAGAAGCGACAGCCGCTCGTCAACAGGCGATAGCGGCTCACGCATTCAATCCAACTCATGGCCTATAGGGCCGATGGAGAATATTTTGCAGATCACACTGGTCCAGAGCGAAATCGAACAAGCTCTGAAGAACTACATCAACGAGCAGGTGAACGTCAAAGAGGGGATGGAAATCGTCATCGTCCTCAAGGCCACCCGTGGCGAAGAAGGCACGACCGCCGTCATCGACATCACCAAACCCATCGTCGTCCAGGCTCCGGCCAAGACGGTACGTGCCGTGACCTCCAAGGTCGAAGCGGCACCGAAGGAAGAACCGAAGCCCACCGTGGAGCCGAAGGAAGACCCCCCTTTCGACCCCGACGCCCAAGCCCCGGCACAAGCTTCCGCGCCCGAATCCTCGGCATCGACCGATGGTGCACCTGCGCAGACGTCGAATGCCGCGAATGCTTCGGCTGAAGAAGCTCCGGCCAAGCCGTCGAAGCCGTCGCTGTTCGCCAATCTGGGCAAGTAATCACCGGGTCTAAACAATGACCCCGGCGAAGCTGCTCATGTATCTGGTGAGTGCACTCATAGCCTTCTTACTCCTTTCGGCTTGGGTGCACGCGTCGGCACCATATATTGCAGCATTCATCATCGTGGTCATCGTCTGGAAGTTCATCCTTCCCAAAGAGACGAACGACCCGGACGGTGATCCGCCCGGCAAGCAGTAAAAGAAGAAGCCCCTCGATTGAGGGGCTTCTTTTTATCACCAGACCAGGTTGTGCCAGGGGTTGAGCGTAGGTGCTCGCATCCCCATCGCAGGACCGATGGACATGCCCAGCTTCCCTTCAGCCAGCACAGAGAAGATATTGTCTTCAATGGGCAGGCCGACGTTGCCGAACATGGTGGGAGTCGGAGCCATGCCAGCAAGCAATGCGTGGACAGGGTTGTTCCGGATCATGCTCATGGCCACCTTCGCAGAACGAATCTTGAAGTTGTAGAACCAGAGCAGGCCCATGCTTTCCATGTAGCCACGGAAGCGACCGGGCAGACGGTCATAGTTGATGAATTCTTCCGTGACACGGCTGTCAGCATCCTCCTTGCTGCGACCTTGACGCTTCATCATGTCGTCATGGATCAGAGCCTTGGCGATGAAGTCGCTATACTCCACTGCCTTCTGGATACCCTGGAACAAAGCGGTGTCCTTCGTGATCAGTGCGTAGCGGCCAGCGTTCTGCACCGACTTGGGCAGCTTCTCGGCCAACCGGTCGAAGAAGTCATGAATCTTGCCGTCGGTAATCAGCAGGTCATCACGGGAGATACCGGCGTCAGCAATGCTGGAGAACTCACCACGTTCAATCAAGGGCCAGATCGACATACGCTTGTGTGCATCGGTGATCGACTGAATCTCAGCTTGCAGCTTACGAGTCTTGGTCAGATTACCTTCAGCAGCACGAAGCTCTGCTTCTGCTTCCACTTGACGAAGGCGGCTGTTCACATAGCTGTGAATCTCAGCAGTCTTCTTCGGCAGACCAGTCATGATGGTCTTGATGGGTACACCACGACCAACCATCTGGTAGATGTTGGCGAGGAAGTTCACCACCGGGATGACAACCGACTTCACAACAATCAAGGTCTTCGCAGTCTTCACTGCACCTTGAACAGCTTGCTCAGTGTTCATGACGTACTTGTATGCCTTGTTCCCGAAGACACCCAATGCCATCTTCTTGATAGCGTCCTGGGTTTCAGGAGTCAGGCGACTGTTGCCAGTCCAAGCGTCACCAACCGAGGCCATGCGATAACCGAAGGCGTCGTTCAGCATGTCCTTACGGACCCAGAACTCACCCTTACCGAACAGACCCTCAGCACGATCACGGGTCTCTTGGTTCATGAGAGCGATGGCATCTGCCAGCACTGCATCCTTTTTGGAACCAAGAACGTTCACATACTCAGTGCCACGACCAGCAGCCACATCCTTCTTGTACATGTCGTGGAGCTTATCCACCAATGCGTCGTTGAAGAATTGCGACTTGGCTTCTTCCATCTGGCGACCACGCCACACACCAACCATCTTGGCGAAGTGGTCCTCAGTGTTCAAACGTTGGAGTTGGTTCGGATCAACCGAGCGCTCATACGCTTGCACACTGCCGTCTTCACGGTAGACGGGCATCAGCATTTCCGTACCACGCTCACCATTCTGGAGAGCCTTGGAGATACGGGCTACCGAGGTCGGGTCAGTGATCCGGCCAGCGGTCATCTTGTTCATCGTGTACCCGGAGGTCGTGTCCACACCGCCTGCCGTAGAGCGCACGTTCTGCATGATCCCTTGCGAGAAAGCAGTACGGGCATTCACGGGCATGAAGTAGTAGCCACGCTTGCCGGTGAAACGATCAGCAGACGAGCCACGGTAGTCAGCTACACGGACATAGGACATAGCTTCCAATTCCGCGAATCGGGTGTCTTCCGCCACAATCATCTGCACACCCTGCTGGTTCTCAGTGGGGATGTAGCCCTTGTAGTGGTTCAGACGCGATTCCGGAGTCAGAGCGGCCTTGTTCATTTCGTCCACACGCTGACCAACCATGTAGGCCGTGCTGAAATCCATGCCTTCTGCCTCGTTCAGAGCCAGATTCGACAGGGCATCACGCTGGTCCTTGGACATGGCTTCCAGAGCGTACAGGCTGATCAACTGGTCCACCGCATTGATGGTGGATGCAGTGGGAGCAGCACGACGCTTGAAGACACCAGGAACACCCAGCAGACGGGTCACAGCTTCTGCGTTACGCAGGAGATTGGAACCAGTCTCACCAGTCACCATGTACTTGGCCAACTGCTTCGCCTTCAACTGGATGTTGTGCCAGTGAGAGGGATCGGCCTTGTCGATGGCTTGCTCCAGATCATTGATCTTGGCGTCCACAGCCTTCTGGTCCGAGAACAAGGTGAGGATTTCATCCATGCTCATGCTTTGACGCAGAGCAGCGATATCCGTCTTGCCCAGGCCAGTGTGCAGCGCAGACCACTCCTTGTCATCCAGCTTGCGGCTGAATTTCTCAGCAATGGTGGTAGGCAGATGCTCACGGAACTGCTGACGATCCTGCTGCACCTGGGAACGCACCGACTTGATCATGTCGTACACATCGGCATTTTCCGAGGTACGGCCAACTAGATCATTGACGAAATCATAAAAGGGCTTCCACTTGTTCCCTTGGTTCATCTGACTCATCAGTCCCTTGCTGACCGCAGCACCATTCTTCTCGGTAGCGATAGCAGCCACACCCTTCAATGCCTGAGCAGCCAGCTTCATGGCCGGACCCGTCGTGGGGTTTTGCAGGATGCCATTGGCCTTGTCGATAGCAGCATCGGACAATCGGCTAACGCCATTCACAAAGATGTCATTGGTGCGATCCACAAAGTTGCCAGTAGGAGTTGCCACAGCGTCATAGAACGACTGCGATTCCTGGTTGGCTTCAGCAATGGTTTCGGCCAGAGCATCAATGGCTTCCGTGATGGTCGCAGCCTTGCTGTCACCAGCGAGACGACGGTTCAGGGATTCCATTGCCTTGGAACCAGTATTGGTCAGGATGTTGTCTAGGCTGTTGTTCAGCTTGCGATCAGCCTTGGGAACGGGCATTTTGGCCAGCACAGCACGCAGATCGTCGTGCACCATGGCCAACCCCAGGAACGTCGGCAAAAGGCTGCTACGGCCCTGCTCGTCGGTCGTGGTGAGGTAGTTGCCCATGATGACGTCGAACTTCATCTGTGCGTAGTAGCGATCCGAAGGATCATTACCAGCCGGGTCAGCCATGAAGTCTTCAACCTTCACGGTCTTGGTGACGTGGGAGTACAACTCCTGTGCACGAGCCAAGGCATGAGGATCAATGGCCATTTCCGTTGCCAGAGCAGCCGTCACGTTGCGGAACACACCGTATTCCTGTGCCGTCATCGGGAAGCCATTGGCCTGCACGCTACGGCCCAGAGCCACAGCTTGAGTAATGGCCAGCTTCAGCTTGCCTTCACGCTCGAACTTCTGCACCGGTGCCACGTTCAGGTGGTCCACGACCATCCGGTCAAAGGCTCCCTTCAGTTGGCTCAGGCGTTCGTTGTCACCGAAAGCACGGCTCATGAACAGGGTGCTGTCCTTAGAGACCTTGGCAATGCTCGGCTGTGCACGCATGATGATGGCCGAGTTGAACAGCAGGTTGCTGAACATGTCGTCACCAACACCCGGAACAACCTTGCGGCCCCAGATCAAGGACTTGATGCCTGCGATCACTTCCTTGGCAATACGAACCAAGGGATTGGATGCAGTCTGCTTCTGGACGGAAGCGAGGTTACGGTTCGACAAGCCCCAGGCCATGAACTCGTTCAGAGCACCTGCCTTGGAGACTGCCGGGTCGATGAAGCCATCTTGTTGGAAACCTTGGATCGCATCCATAGCTTGCTGATGGGCGTCTTGGAATTCCGGCGATTGGTTCGAGACATCCAGCTTCTGGAATTGGTCCATCAGGACTTCCAGACGTTGAACGGCTTGAGCCACAGCGGTTCCCTTGATGCCTTGATCAACACCCAGGTAGTGATCGTAGACAGTTTCAAACGTAGCGGCGTGCACCATCTCATGAATCAGCGTCTCATTGCTGGGACGAGTCATGTACATGGTCTTGTCGTCGAACGTAGTCCAGCCATCAATGTTCCCCTTCTTGGCTTCAGCCAAGTCTTCGGAGGTCAGAGTTTGCTTGCCGGTCAGCTGGGCGTACAGATTCACCTGCTCGGGAGTACCGAGGATCATCTTGTATTCCTTCGCAGCCAGCGACTTCTGGATTTCGTTCAGGACAGCAGCCTGCTCACCAGACAGAGTGCTGATCTTGGCGAGGTTCTTGATGGCAGTCACCGACAGGACACGAGCACCCGACTTGGCGTGCACACGGCCCACGGCTTCAAATGCCGGGTTCAGCTTCTCAGTCTGTCCCTTGGGTTGTTCAGACTTCGGAGCCGGAGCTTGCAGCTTGGCCAGTTCCTCTTGGTACATCATGTTCAGAGCCGAGACTTGTTCGTCTTGGGTCAGAGCCGACAGGTCCAGCTTGCCAGTGGTCTGGTAGGGAACACCCACAGCAGCCATTTGATCAATGGACAGGTTGACACGATCCAGTGCACGGTGACGGGCCTCAGCTTCGAGAGCCGATTGAGCCAAGCGGGAACCAAGTGCCTCAGCAGCAGCCTTCAGAACTTCAGGCTTGACGTCATCACGCCATTGCTTCGGTTCCAAGAGGGAGCGCTTCAGGCTATTCACCAGGTCTTCCGACATGTTGGTGAAGTCAGCATTCTTCATGAATGCTTGGTAGGAGTCCGAGACAGCTTGCAGGGGATTACCCATCCAGCTTTCGTAGACTGCCTGGTTGGCCTTCTCTGCACCATTCTCGATTTGGTTCAACGGCAGGTTCATACCGTCGAAAATCTTCAGCGTGCCGGTGGGCTTACCCTTCATCGTAGCGATGGTCTGCATCATCTGACCGTCACCCGTACCGATGGTCATGACCGGGATACCGGACACACCAGCGTCGGAGGGACCGTAGACCTGTGCAGGCACACGCATCTTGCCGTCCAAGGCACGAGCGAAGTCCATACCAGCAACTTCACTGTTCTGGGAACCAGCGATGAAGAAGTTCTGCTTCCCAGTGGTGACACGGGGCGACAGCTTCGAGAGAGACTTGGTGACGTCATCCAGTTCAGCTTGGGTCAAGAAGTCACCCTTCTTCCAGGTGGGGTCCTTGGCCTTCTCTTCCAGCTTGGCTTGTACGCCATCCTTGAAAGCTTCTTGCAGGAACAGGGACTGAACCTGGGTAGCCTTCTGGAGTTGCTTGGTGGATTCCATCAGAGAGGAACCAATGGTGGACTGGATAGCGTCACGCATCGGATTCACGAACAGATGCAGCATGTTCTGTTGCATGGTGTTCAGTTCATCAGCAGTCAGCGTGAACGTCTTGGGGTCCAGACCTTGACGCTCTTGATAACCATCGACGCTTTCCAGAGTCATGCGTTCCTTTCGGACAACAGGAGCAGCAGAAGTCAGTGCTTCCAGAGCAGTGGACATACGCTTCATCATCTCGTTGGCGTGCTGTACTGAGTCAGCTTGCTGACCGAACAGTGCCAGGGCGGGAGTGATGGAGGGGTCTTCAGCAACGGATTGCACAGCTTGGCTCATGCGTTCGTAGATCGCGTCCACGACAGAGGAAACCATCTTGCCAGCAATACCCTTTGCACCAGAGCCGTAGATCGTGATGGTCAACGGATTCTTGGCGATACCACGCTTCAATTCCAGGTTGCCTGCCTCATCGATCGACAGATCGGGGAGGAACAGGTCCATGAGGGATTGGAGGTGGCCAAGTTGACTCGTCAGACCGGGTTCACGAGAGATGGACTGTTGCAGGGTCTTCAGGTTCTCAGCGAGAGCATCAGTCGAGGCTTGGTACAAGTCCTTGCCATCGACAGTAGAGCGGTACTCATTCATGGTCATGCCCGGTTGCAGGAACAGGCCACCCTTGGCTGCGTTCTTCAGGAACGAAGTGTCAAAGGGACCAGCCGACATCAGCAGCATGGCATTCACGGGACCGTTGGTAACGCCGTCAGCTTCCACGTAGATGGGAGTCTCGAACTTGGCACGGGCAGCAGCATCAGCGTTCGTGTAGCGAGCGTACTCAACGAGAGCATGCAGAGCCACGAACGACAGATCACCACCCAGAGCTTGCTTGAGAGTAGCCACGGCACCAGCAGGCAGATCACCGGAGTGACCCAGCCAATCCTTGAGCATATCCACAGCAGGCTTCATCGGGCCATTCAGTGCGGCCATCAGCTTGTCCGTCGCATCTTGACGGGGCATGTTGTGCACCTTGATACCCAGAGCTTGAGCCAAGCCCAATGCAAAGCGGCTGAAGTCCTGACCATTCTCGCTGGACAAGTCCAGAGTGGATTGAGTCGGCAACAGTGCTTCACGAATCAGCTTCGTGGATTGCGGGTTGTACTTACCCAGCATCTGCATACGACCGACACGGGTCATGTTGTACCCGTAGTGGATCGGCACAGAGGTAATGTCTTCCGCTTGGTTCTGGACTTGAGCAACCAGTCCTTCCAAGTGGTTGAAGGCAGCAGCGAGCGAACGGTTCTGGCCATCCAAGGAGATGGCGTGGTTCACGTTCAGCATGTCTTCATTGATGCGACCAGCACCCATCAGTTCCAGGATTTGATCCTGACCCAGACCCATGAAGAAATCCACCATCGGCTTGTGCAGCTTGAAGGGAGTGTTGATCTCGTTCTTCAGTGCAGCACGATCTTCCGGGGTGTTCTCGGTGCCAGGGTTGCGGAGTTGGTCACGGGGAACCGACGGACGTTCGTCACCGAAGTACGTCTTTTCTTCCGGAGTGACCAGTACAGCTTCTTCGATGGCAGTCGGGAACGCACGGATGATCGAATCCTTGTCCTGTTTGAGAGGACGGTAGATGTCGATGGTCTTGGTAGCGCCCTTCTCATCTTGCAGCATCACACCGGTGTCCGACAGGTAGATGCGGTTCACTTCCACACCACCAGCAGCGACCAGTGCTTGCAGCATCTCCGAGGCCATGGCCAGGGGGATACCTCGGGTATACCCTAACGGGGCATTCCGATTACGGTCAAAGCCCCAGTAGGCTTCGATCTTTTGAGCCAGGGAGTTGGCAGCTTCAGCCAGGGTCAGACCCGAATTCAGGGCTTCGACCAGACCGGCAGGCTGTTCACCTTCTTCCAGGCCAGTCAGCGCTTTCGCGTCCTTGGCATCCTTCACCGAACCACGATCCACAGCCGTCAGTTGCCATTGCAGACCAGCCAACACGGCGGATTGCAGCAGGTTCTCGTCATAGACGAACGAGCCGTCAGACGGGCGGACGATGTTCAGCAGCTTGCCTTCAGCCCAACGGTTGGCTTCGACACCCTCAGCGAAACGCTTGCCCACGTTCTTCTCACCAAGGAACTTGGAAAGGCTGGAACGCAGACGGGTGGCAATGCCTTCACCGTAGGAGAACACGTCCTTGTAGGCACGAACCAGATCGCTGTCCAGGTGCTTGCTGGAGTTGGAACCAATGAACGCATCCATGCGCTCTTGGGAACCCAGTGCTTGACGGACAGTCGTCATCGGAGATTCGTCACCAACGGTACGAGTCTTGGCTTCGGCAGGCAGGGTGAATGCCTGTTTGAAGTAGTTCTTTACACCCTCAGCTTTCGGGTCGGTGGAACCAACGAGATCAGGGAAAGCAGCGTCAATTCCTTCACGCTTGACTTCCACAGGTTCGGTCACAGGTTCTTGCACCTGTTCCACCACCGGAGCAGGTTCCGGGGTTACAGTAGGGGCGTCTTCGACCACAGGGGTCTTGGGCGCTTCTTCTTTAACCTTCGCGGGTGCAGCTCCTTCCTTCGGCGTAGCGACAGCAGAATCGGCCTGACGGAAATCCTTCACCACCTGGGCAGCAGGCTTGTCCAGACGCGAATCCAACGGAACCACATCAACATGACTGACCTGCAACTCCGGGTAAGCCGAAGCAAGGTTATTTGCGATCTGTCCAACGGTCGCAGCTTCAAGTGCAACTTGCTGCGCAAACTGTACCGACTTGGCATTCTGCGGATTAACTCCGAGTCCCTTCTTGCTCTGGACCCACTCACGCGAGGGGGTGAGAGCTTGGTACTTGACCGAACTATTCGGATCACCATTCCCCGTAGCGAGGTGGGCGTTCAAAGCCCCGACCTTGTTCTGCATGTGCTGCGAGAACTTCAGAAAGTCGTCGAGGCGAGCGGCGGCGAGGTCGAGATTACCCGCGTTGTACGCCGAGCGAATCCCCTTCGCATGTTGAAGCGCCGATTGCTGGCCTTCGCCCGAACGGCTCTCGTCCGTCTTGATCTGCATCGACACAACATCTTGCGGTCGTAGTCCCAGCTTTGCAGCCTGGGCATCCGCATCACGAGCACCCTGCAACAGAGCAGCAGCAGACTGCAAAGCAGCACGTTGCGGATTGCTCAGGCTGATATTGCCTTCATTCGCTTGCTTCAGAATCTGGCCGATCACTTCTGCATTGGCCTTCTCCGGTGCAACTTCAGCTTGTGCCACAGCGACACGAACGTTCTGTTGACCTTCCGGCGTGGCCAACGAGGCTTCATCAACCGGAGCCACTTGGGCATCGGCCAACATCTCACTGATTTGACGGTAGGCACGCACCAGCTTCGGGGTATTGGCCAGATTGCCAATCAGTCCCGAGAATTGATCCAACACAGCATTCGCTTCGTGGTCAGCAGGCAGTTGATCCAGAGCAGCAGGGCTACGCTCAATGAACTGACTGACTTGGTTCGTCATGTCATGCAAGGCCAGGGCCGCAGACATGTGATCCATGGAACCTTCTTCCGACTGGTTCACCATATCAGCCAAACGATTGAACGCTTCCGTGCGAGTAGTGGCACCATCCAGAGCAGTACGCACTGCATCCGTGGTCATCCCTTCCGAGAGTTCGGTGGGATCAAAGCGGGTAGCAGCCATCAGGTCAGTAATGTACTGGTTCGCTTCTGCCTTGGCTTCAGGAGTGGCGTCCGTTGCTTCCACACCAGCACGCAGAGTTTCCTCAGCGACAGGAGCAGTAGCCACAGCTTCTTGGTTCGCAGCAGTCATGACCTTTTCAGAGATGGGCGAAGCCTTCTCGTTCTGGGCCATCACAGCTTCGCCACGCTTGACGAGAGCTTCACGAGCAGGGGCCGTTGCAGCACCCACGACATTACCCAGACCACGAGCCGTTGCCATAGTGGCACGACCGATGGGAGCGACAGTCTTGCCAGCAGCACCAGGAACCTGGACAGCACCAGCAGTACCCATACCGTACAGAGCACCCAGGCCACCTTGCTCACCAACACCTTCCAGAAGGTCCTGGTTCTTGTCCACCTTGGACTGCGTAGCGGTGTTCTGTGCCAGTTGACCAGTGGTGGATTGAATGCCTTCTTCAACCGTCTCACGGATCATGTTGCCAGCGATGGAGCCAACGGAACCAACACTGAACGGGGCCGATTCCAGACGGGCCACCAGAGGACCAGTTAGTGCACCGACAGGGGCTTGGATGGCAGCAGCAATCTGACCAGCCTGACCGGCCAAACGACGCTTGGCAGCTTCCGGAGTGAAGCCTTGATCCAGGAAGGAACGGTAGTCTTCCGAGGTCTTCATGAGTTCATCATGGGACTTCTTCATCACTTCCGCAGCCGTCTGCTGGTAAGCACCACCGCCTTCCATCGCACCGATAGCCAGAGCAGCTTGGCCGCCAGCCGAAGACACACCCGTAGCAGCACCGGCCGCTTTCATCAGCGGACCAGCAGCCAACAGGGAGCCGACGCCTTGAGCGATACCGGAACCAAGCGTGGCAGGATCAGACGCACCAATGCTGACCGATGACAGAACGTCACGGCCAAAGCGTTCCAGACCAGCCAGGAACTTGGGAGTACCGGCTTCAACAGAGGCTTCTTGCTTCTGCTTGTTGTCACGACTGGCTTGAGCCAATTGAGCTTGTTGCACATCACGGCGAGCTTTCAGTGCCGGAGATTGAGTGCCTTGCGCCCATTCGTTCATGTCACCCAGTGCAGCAGCAATGGTGGCACCAACGTTGTTGTTGACCAGACCAGTACCCAGGGCAGCGATACCACCCACCGAGTTGGCCAAGCCAGTACCGATGTCAGTGACGGCATCGGCTGCACCTTGGGAGAAGGTACGGGGCTGCGATTGATCACCGATTAAACGCGAGTTTGCGTCACCACGACGCATGAGAGCGTCGAAGCCATACTTGCGACCGTAGGATGCATCATCCATGGTCCGGAGGTCTTGCTCTTGCTGGGAAGCGGAGTCCATTCCGTAACCGGCCTGTTGGCCAGCCAATGCTTGGTACTCCATGCCCCCTGCGGCAGCTTTCTTCTGCTCAGTGGCAGCAGTCACATCCGAGCGCTTGGAATCGTGAATCGCATCTGCGAAACCCGCCAAGCGGTCAAAGATCGAAGACATAGTCTTTCCTTTAAAGCAGGTATGTTTGTGGGGAGTTTACCACTCCCAAAAGAAAACGCCCACTCCGAAGAATGGGCGTCGAAGGAGCTAGGTCGATTCTAGTCGATCCAGCGCAGATCGGAGGGTGTCGGATTGATACCAGGAACCAAGTTCAGGGAGTTGTAGTCCACTGCCGGTTGAGACCGGGAAGCAGACTGGGCAACCGTACCCGTCTTCTTGGGAGCTTCCTGCACTGCCCGTTGAGCTGCCAGCTCGTTGACGGAGCCGGTCAGTTGATCAGTCAGAGCATCCTGGCGTGCTTGTGCCATAGCCACCCGTTGACGCAGACGGGGGATCGTAGCAGCAACCTTCGGGTTGTTGGGAGCAACAGCCATTGCCTGGGCCAATTCAGCCGACGCATCCGATGCAGCCTTTTGGGCCGACTGGATTTGCGAAGCCAAGTTGGCACGGTAGTTGGCAGAGGCTACACGTTCTTCCGAACGACCATTGGCGTACTCGTTCTGGATGATCTGACGGACGCGATCCGCATTGATGCCGACACCGGTATTCGGGTCATTGTCACGAGGACCGCCGCCAATCGAGGAACCAAGTGCATCCCAAGCACGACCAGCCCAAGAAGTACGACCAGAGCCGACGGACTGGGCCATGGCCTGTAGTGCAACGGCAGGAGGCACCTCCACCCCCAGGTCACGACCGATGGACTGTGCACGTTCCATTTGCAGGGAAACCCAGGCAGGGTCAGCACCTTCAAATGTACCGCCCTTATCACGAGCAGCCTTCAGCAGATCACCCGTGGAGCGCTTATCCAGGATGGCCGTGTCGAAGTTGTTCGACAAGGAGTTCACCGCTTCCTGACTGGCACGGTTCTGTACCGAACGGGAAGCGATATCGGCAAAGCCGGTATTCTCCGCAGCCGGACGCAGTTCCACACCGTTGTCAGTGGCAGAGACTTCACCACCAGCGATTTCCTTGCGGGCTTCGCTCCAGGGAACATCCTTGTAGGCACCGACCTTGCTGTTGTTCAACGCAGCCCAGGTCTTGGTGAGATCACCACCCTTGCGGTCGTTGTACAGAGCCTCAGCCAGCTTCTCCTGGTTCTCAGGAGACATGGGCTGATCTTTCCAGTTCTCGCCCAGCACCTTGGGACCATACTGTTCCAGGGTAGCCTTGTTGATTTGGTAACGACCAACAGGGGAGTTCTTCAGATTGGGATCAGCGATCATGCCAGCTTGGTGCGTCAGTACATCACCAATGGGCATCTCCGTGATGGGCCGTTCCGTAGGTGTGAACTTGTAGGTTGCGTCATAGGACGAGCCTTGACGAGTACCAGCAGTTCCCGGAGCCGAAGGGGTGAATCCACCAGAGGATTGGGGAGCAGCACCACCGCCCATACCAAGACCCAAAGACGAACCAATGATGCGCTGTACGGCAGCAGGCAAGGCATCAAAACCAGCAGCCAGATTCTCCTGCACACCACGTTCCGAGACAGCACCCTGACGGGCATTGATCATGTAGTCCTGTGCCATAGCCTTCGCAGCATCATCGCTCATGGTCTTGCCCAGTTGGTACTGGCTGGACATGTTGCTGGTCTGGCGTCCTTGGTTCGACAGGGTGGAACCTTGGATGCCTTGAGCACCCTTCGTCGCATCAACCAGTTGATCCGCCCGCAGGCCGGATGCTTCAGCAGCCTGATACGCGGCAGCAATGGCACGGGGATCGCCCGACAGAGCAGCCGTGTTCAGATTGCGGAGAGCACGATCAGCACCAGCAGCACGGGTATCCGTGTCCTGCTGTCGAGCGAAGTCATATTGGCCTTTGGCCGTGGAGAGTTGTTGGCCTGCCTGCCGTACCAGGTCACCTTGACGGGAACCAAGTGCAGCAAGGGTTTCCGGGGAAAGCTGAGAAACGTCAACATTGCCGAGCAGTGAGCCATCTTGCAGAGAACGCTGATACGTTTCGAGATCAGTGATCTGCAACGCTCGCTGCATAACATCATTACCAGCTTGCTGTCGGCCAGCTTCCTGGAAATTAGACAAGGAGCGAGACAGGTTATCCGTAGCCCCGCCAAGCAACGCACCGAACGTACGAATACCGTCCAGTGCTCCAGAGAAAGAAGGGGCGTCTACATTACGCCATGTGATTTGTGCCATAGGACCTCCGCTTATCGAGTGAGACGATTACGGTTCACGTAATCATCAGCCGATGCTTGATCTCGCCCTTCCATAGCAGCACGGCTGCGAGAGCGATCCTCTAGTGCCGTGTTGTACGACTTGATCTGATTATTCAGGTTGGTATTGGTGACGTCCTTGGAGAAATTGAACTGGTCCCGTGCCAACCGATTGGCTTGGGTTGCCCCGTACAGTCCACCAAGGGAAGACAGCATGCCAAGTCCCAGTTGCAGAGTGGGGATGTTCATCCCCAGACCACCAAAGATTCCACCTCCCGGGCCTGAACCATTAGTGCCAATAGGAATTGAGCCACCCCCGCCAATACCCATAAGGGAACCAAGGGGAGAGGGGCTGTTGCCTGCGAGGTTCAGGCCGGTGCTACCACCACCCATACCACCAAACATGCTGGCACCTTGAGTGGAGTAGTTAGAAAGGGAACCCAGGCCTCCTATGTCATTCCCATTACCGAATTGGTAAGTGGGGATGGTAAGTCCTGTCCCAGCAAAAGAAGTAGCCATGAGTGGCTCCTATACAAAGTCTAGTTGAAGATTAGCATCCGTGAAGTTGGTAATCATCTTCATGGACATGTCGGCAATGTCACTGCCTGTCATCAGTGTACGAGCCAAGAAGGTATCTCGTGGTTCCGAAGCAAGAGCAAACGCGTCTGTAAAGCCTAGAGGATTGACCGTGCCTTGGTTATACCCAAATTCCAACTCGTACTGACGCTGTAGACTAGTCATCTCTTCATTGTACGCTTGCATCATACTTTCCGTTTTACGGAGAAGTTCCTGTGTGCTGTTATTGATGTACTGGGACACCGCATTGCCCATGGTGGAAGTCAGCCGCAGCAGGTTATCTGCCCGCATCATCTGGCCCATCATGGTAGACATAGACTGCCCATTGGACAATGCCGTACCTACCTGCATAGCCATCATTCCTGCAATGGTTCCAATGATCAGTCCAAGTTTGTCACCAAATAGCATGGTAGCGCCCTTCTGAATGACGGACATAAGAACCATGGCAGCAATAGCGTTTGCTATTGCACCAACCAGTGCAGCAGCTGCCGTACCTGCAGCAAAGCCCAAAGCGGCACCCACAGCTGCATTGGAACCGAGAAGACCACCACCGGCACCAGCAGCCGGGGGGAACATAACAGACACGACAACGATCACCACAACCAGAACCACCTGGAACACACTGGTCTGATACCACTTCTGCTTGACTTCCTGATAGCAATTCAACACCAAGTAGTTCGATGCAGTACACAACTGGGTACTTCGGACCAGGGGCATGCTGCGGAGAATGGTGTTGTGTAAAGGAAGCACAAAGCCAGATTCTTCAGCATCGTTCAAAGCATCGATAGTGGTGATCTCTACGAACTTGCCCTTATAAACACGATTTTTGTGGACACCCCCAATGATGTTGATAACACGCCATTCATTGGCAGAGCGTTGCCAAATCATGGAGACATTGTCTACCTTGTAGGAGGCCGCATACAGTTTCAGCATCCCACTGTCGTCCACCTCTTTACGGGTAAACGGGAAGGACTCAGTGCCATTGTTAATAAATCGCAGCTCTCCTGGCTTGGCTCCAGGCCATGCCTTTCCTGTGTTGATAGTGCCCTCCAAATATGACCATTTGATCTCCATGTCATATTCCATTTCCGTAGTGGATCGGATACGGAAAGACTTGGTAGGCTCAACCGGATAGTTGGGCATAGGTGGTTCTGGGTCCCCAAACGTAGGGCCGTTGTGTTGTTGATCGTTGTACCACTGGATCCATGCCACCTCCTTTTGTACCTCTTCATTAAACGCCGCTTTCCAATGCTGGAAAGTGGGGAACGACGGGCTAGGCGGATAACTGATCATCATCTGTTGAAAGAATCGGAATATGTATTCCTTAGCTGTGTTTTCCGGAGAATTGAATGAAGCACCGAATACGGTGTAGATAAACTGGATATTATCAATGTCATCATTGTCTTTCAGGCTCTTTACCACCTTGCTCAACTTGCCGCCCGTTGCCTTACGGAATGCTTTGGTAGTGAGAGTATTTAGGGAACCAGTAACCCAATCCCCATCTAGTCGAATGGGGATATACGGGTAGAACTTATCCCCACTGTCTTCGTTATTGAACAGCGAGTCGAGTACGGAGTTACCGCTACCACGACGGTAGATCATTATTCGAAGCTTGCCGCCCAGATACCTACGGAATTCCGTATTGCTAATCCGATAGCTACGAAGCATCGTCTGTACTTGCTTAGTAGTAGTGATGGTGGTGTCAATGGTCACACCCCCGACAGTTTCAGAGCTGGTCTCCACAGAGACTTCATCCTCAATGGGACCAAGAACCTGATAGAAGAACATATCGTAGTCACGATAGCGAATACTCCCGGCATCGCCAGAAACACCAAGTGTCTCTGTACGACCCCATCGAGATTGGTGATCAATAACAACTTCATCCCGGGGAGTCACTACAGTAGTAGTCTCATCAGGGCGACCATCACTGAATTCTTTCTTGGTGACTACAGTGGTGGACAGGTGAACATCTATAGGGGCATCCGTGGTGGATTCGTGGGACCATCCCGTAGTAGACGGAAACGGTTCCCCCGGCAGCAATGGGATATTGGAACCGGGATTGGTAGACAGGATTTCAGGTTCCGGACGAACGGAATACGGGATGTATAGATACTGCTCCGTGTGGTCGAAACCAACAGGAGTAAACCTAATGGGTGGACGGCCGGTGATCTCCACTTGAATACGGCCATCGTCTAGCATGTCTGATTTCCAGGTACCGGATACGGAACCAGGGAAGTTTTCCAGGACATACTGATCCGCCCAGAATGAGAAGTCAGCAAAGCCGATCTCTGCGTTCTGGATGATCACCTCCTCGTGGTTCCCATGGGGAATCTGAGAAGCAATGGCATCGTTGTCGATAACGCCAGTGGTGGTGATGTCACCATAGGCGATGCCTACTGTTGGCTCGTAGTTGGTACGCGCCCAGTAGGAGAAATTACGCATACGAATACCCGGTCCGTTCAAGTACGAACGGGGGATGAGTTCCCCAGCTGAGTACTGATTGGACGAAAGAACCGCCCCGATTACACTGGTCTTCAGGTAATCAGGGCGTTCTTTAATGTCCCCGGCCAAGTTATAGACCGAGGACGATACGAGTATCTTAGTGGATCCACTAAAGATTCCCATTACTTACCCCAATTCGTTATTCAACTTGATGGTTTTCAAGACACCATCCAGAGAAGCATTCTCGAAGCTGGGCGGAGGCAGCAAGCCTTCGTCAATGGTCTTCATCGTGATCCAGGCATCAGTAAACATCTTGGCTGCCTTGACCTCAGCATCACGCTGATAGCTGGTGATCTGTTGATCATAGAGCTGCTTCTGCTTACCCGTCAGACCAGTTACCGGGAGGCCGTCAGTACGGGTATCCGTAGTCTGAGCACGTTGGCTTTCGGCCTGTTCAGAAACCATTTTGTTCTGACTGGTAGTCAACTTGGTAGTCTCAATAGCATTGGCCGTCTGCTCCTTCAACAGAAGGAGTTGCTGAGGCAACATGTTATCAAGCGTGAACAAACCAGTGCAGTACGTCACGGATTCGGTAGACAGACGCAGCTTGGTCAAGCCGTAGTTAGCTTTAGCAGTGAGCGCATCGAACTTCATGTTCACGAACTGAGCCTTGGCAATTGCCAGTGCAGCGCGTTGGTTCAAGATTTGCATCTGAGCCAGGGCAGCTTGGTAGTACGCAGTATCACGTTGAACCAAAAACTGGGTGGCATTGGACATGGCAGCTGTAGTGAGTTCTATGTACGCACGAACATACTCAGCACCGGAAATACGGTTCTTCTTATACTGCTCATCCAGGTGATTACTGACCGACTTCATCAAGTAGTCAAAGGTGCCCGTACCATCAGGTACCCGAGTAGTCAGATCGTCATTGGTCAGACGAGGCACGATAGTAAGTGCCGGGTTGTTTTCACCCCCCGGCAAATCCCACCCAGGACCGGACATATCAATGTTCGGCACTTCAGTATCTTCTCCCTGCAACAGTGCAGCAAGTAGGGCATTGGCTTCGAGTTCAGCACCGCAAGACATAGCGTGCTCCTGTGTTCTTGGTTCAAATAGAAACGGCCCACAGAATCTGTGAGCCGTGGATAGGGTAGAGCTTAACCCTTAGTCGTTCGCAAGGCTACCGGCAGCGATCTGCGCCTGGGCCAGACGTTCGATTTCTTCTTCCGTCAGGGGCGGCAGAATCTCCAGGGAGAATTCACGCGCCCAACGGGTATCGACCTTCGGCGTACCGTTCTTGCCCTTCGAGGTACGAATCGACAGGAACATGCGGTCCTTCAGCATCTGGTAGATGCACCACGGCACATGGTAGCCCTCGTCGGACGTTTCGTCGTAGGGGATGTACTTGCGAACCGTGCCGATGTATTCGTTGGCGACGGTGAACACTTCACCCGGCAGGTCTTTCTTCTTGTCATCCAGGTTCTGGATGCGCAGACGAACCAGCTTCATCTGTTCTTCCACCAGGATTTGGCGGAGGGTCTTGGGCTTGGCCGTCGGCTTCTCGGGAGCGGCTTCGCCTTGAGCCAAGGGATTCACCTTGAGGGCGGCGTCGGCTTCCGGTGCCGAAGCGGTGGCAGCAGCGGAATCTTGGGCGGCTTGATGGTCTTCCAGCTTCTTGCGCAGCGTATCCAGGCCGATGTTGTTGGACACGTTCAGGCCCATCAGTTTGGCACGTTGCAGCAGGACGGTCTTTTCGTCGGGCATTTGCAGGTCGGTGGCCGTGCCTTCGTTGCTCGGGCTGACGGCGGCAGGAGTTGCCGTTTCGTCTTGGCTCGGAGTCGTTTTCAGGTCATTGATGCTCATGGTAGTTCCAGAGATGTAGATAGAGAAATGGGAAGGGGTTTCCCCCTTCCCTTGGTTCAGACCGTACCGATTAGATCGGGGCGACGGTCTTGATCAGACCCAGACGTTCCGGGCGCTTGATCAGGATACCGTAGTACCACTTGATCGAGCTGAAGCCGGTTTCGCCGTAGGGATCGTTGCGATCCGCCGTTTCACGACCCGGCATCTTGGTCATGACGGTGAACTTCACGGTCTTGCCGTCGGTTTGGAAGCCGATGGTCGAGAACGAGTCGTCGCCGACAACCAGCATCGGGAACACGTCGTAGTGCTCGGCACCGTCCTTCATGGACGAACGGTAGCCGGGGTTCGTACCCACGGCAGCGCCAGCACCGGCCCAGTGCAGCATTTCCGGAACCTGGATGATGCGGAACTTGTCGATGGAACCGACTTCGCCGTTCAGCAGCGTACCGGCATCGCCGTAGTGCTGGACTTCGATGAACGCCTTGTTGCCGAACAGATCCGTCATGGCCTTCAGTTCGGGAACCAGTTCCGAGCCGACGTACATGACACGGGTGGCACCGATGACCTTGGTGTCAATCATGCGCGAACCGGTGATGATGGTCGTCTGCGTCGGGGTGCGGTTGTCCGTCAGGATTTGATCCAGGCGCATCAGGTTCTTGTACGAAACGATGGAGGCCGGAACGGTCACGCCGCCCGTGGTCGTTTCTTCGCCGGTCACGGTGGCGTCGGAGACGGCAGCACCAGCGTACAGAACCGTACCGGCAGCAGCCAGCAGGTCACGTTGCAGGACGGCTTCGGTCAGTTGGACTGCCGAGTTCATCAGTTCACGGGACAGGTGTTCCTTCAGGCCATCGTCCGAGTCGAAGTCCAGGGATTCCTGGGTGAACTCGTAGAAGTAGCCGAACTTGTGGATCGAACCTTCACGAGCCAGACGGGTGAAGCCCACGCGGTTCACGCGGCCACCGTTTTCCGTCAGCGTCGGCAGCTTGCCGGTGATCGTGCCCACGTCCTTGGACGAACCGTACAGGTTGCCGTTGGCGATGGTCACGCCGTTGGCGTCGATACCTTGGCTGTTGATGTTGCGGTCGTCCAGCAGCGGGACGTATTCGTAGACCTTGATGGTCTTGCCGAAGTGCTTCGGCATGTTGGTGACGTTGGCCAGCGGCATGAAGTACTGGTCTTTACGCGACGTGATGATCGCCTTCTTGAGCCAGTAGAAGGTGTTCATCTGGTCGGAACCAGCACCGTCGATGCTCGACTTTTGCCCGTCGCCGGGAGCGTTGTAGTTCAACATGGTCGTATACCTTTATGCGCCTTTCGGCACGGGGAGTTTGAGAAAATCATCGTCGCTCATTCCGAGCAAGTTAACGATGGCTTCGGCCTTACGCGGAGCAGCCCGACTGGGGGATGCCGCACTTGCTTGCGCCCCGTTCGCTGCGGCCGGTTTCGGTGCAGCTACCCGGGTTGCCACCGGAGCTTGGACAGCGGCAGGTGCCGTCGTCGTTGCAGCGGGAGCAGTTACGTCCTTCTTCGCTTTCAGGTCATCGAAGCCACCATGTTGCATGAGGTGATCGCCGACAGCCTTGTAGGCTTGGAGGAACGGAACGTCGGGACCGATCTTGCCGAGGGTCTTCAGATGTTCGATCTCGCCAACGATCCGGTCATAGATACCGGTACTGCGTTGCTCGTTGATCGTGCTCATCAAACCAGCGGTGTTGAACAGTTCCTGCTTGCTGGCGTCATCCCAGGTCTGGTGGATTACTCCGAGAGTGGCGTTGCCTTCGGGGGTGGACTTCAAGTCTCCCAGTTCAGCATTGAAACGCACTTCGGCATCCGAAACCCGGTGATTGCCTTCCTTGTACTGGGACGGGGCATCTACGTCGATTTCCATCGGGTCGATACCGGCATCCTTTACCAACTTCTTGATGGCTTCGGGATTCTTCTTCACCAAGTCAATGGCGAAGGAGAGTTGACCCTCATCCAGCAAGTCGTTGTTCTGAAGCATCTGGATCAGCTTCCGGTGCGGAGCAAGCTCCTGCATCTTCCGCGTGAAGTTGGCACCTTGTTGCATTAGGGCGATGGCTTCTTCCGCATTGCGGGCTTGAACCATCTTCCCGTTAGCCTTGAAGGGAGCCAACAGAGCCTCGTAACCTGCCTTGTAGTCGAAGTCGGCGGGCAGACCGTTGGACTTGGGAGTCTCCGACTCCTGCTTGTCCTTGCCTTCACCTTCCTGTACTTGGCCGGTGGGCTTGGAGGCATCCAGTTGAACTTGCTTGCCGTTACTGTCAACTTCAGTTGACGCAACTTTACCACCATTTTCTTCTTGTTGAGAAGAAGTGGGGGCAGGTTCAACTTTGTCTTCCGGCTTCACACCGGATTCTTGCTCTTCCAAAGCCGCAAGACGGGCTTCTTCTTCCTTCACACGCTCGGCTTCAGCTGCATCCAAACGCGCTTCTTCATCGGCTGCGATGCGTTCCGCTTCAGCTTGAGCGGCTGCTTCGGCAGCGAGTTCTTCTTCGGTCTTGCCCTCTTGGGTTTCCGAGTTGTTCTGAACGGCAACCGGGGGTGCCATATTCAGAATTTCATCATCCGACATTTGGGAAATGTCGGAAGCCTGGGTGTTGGCTTCCGTGGTCATGGTCTATCTCCGATGGAGTGGTGGATTACTGGAGGTCCAGGCCGTCGATGTCGTCATCCGACGCCGAGCGAAGAACTTCCAGGTTGGCTTCCAAGGTCGAAATCTTGTTCACCGAATCCGAACCCATACGGTCTTCGACCGCGATCCAGTGCAGCAAGTGTGCACCAGCCTGGGCTTTGGCCAGGGCGTCGGCACGGGCTTCCGGCGTCAGGGCCATGTCCACGGACATGCGGACATAGCGGGCGCATTCATCGGTGCAGAAGTTCTGCAAGATGACCTTGCGGAACAACGGACTTTCGACCAGCTTCTTCAGGTCGGAGTGTTCGCGTTGTTGCTTCTTGAGACCACGTAGTTGGTTCTCGTAGCCTTCGATGTGTTGTTCACGGGTGAGTTGCATGGTCTGCCTCTTAGTTCGTCAGCCGGATTGCAGGATTCAATGCCGGGTCCTGACTGGGGTCAAAATTCTGGGAACCAAGATTAGCAGGGGTACTTCCTTGCGCAGCTTGGTCCCGTTCAATGGTGCTCAAGGGAGCACCGGTGGACTGCTTTGTGAGCGCATTGTAGCCGATTGCAGCAGGAATGTTGGGGGAACCCTCACCTTCTTTCTTCGGAGCCAACAATGCCTTGGTGACTTGCAGGTCTTGGTTGCCTTCTGCTTGAGCTTGCTGGGCCTGCATGTTGCGAGCGTGGGTAGTTCCCGACTCTTGCTCCAGGTAGTCCAGGTTCGTCTTGTCAGTTTCAGCAGCCTTCTTGCCAGCATCAGCCAGTCGTTGTTGTGCTTCAGCACGCAGCTTCTCAACTTCAGCACGGAGCTTTTCCAGTTCCAGTTGACGCATTTCTTCAGCAACCGGATCAGGTTGAGGCTCGAACGTCTTGATGGCGTGGGACAGCACAGGCATACGCTTGAGCTTGGCGATCTCCGCCAGGATCATCTTGGTGATGCCGAAGTCCATCGTGTTGCCCAGAGTCTGGAGCATGAACGACAGGTCTTGTGCCTTCTGGTTGTCCACTTCAGCAGTGGCAATGTCCACTTCCAGATCGAAGTTACCCTTCAGGTCTTCACGCTGAATGGTCACATACTGCTGGTTGGTCACACGCACCACTTCTTCTTCTGAAAGGAAGAGAGAGTTCATGGCGATGATCTTGTTGCCGACTTCCGTCATGCCCTTGGCAAGACGACGCAGGATGGCCATCTCACGCTTGGAAGACGCATCCAGAACACCACGGATACCAGCAGCCACGTCACCGTAGGCTTCACCAGACACACCACCGGCAAAGGACTTCACACCAGTCAGTGCTTCCGCTTCTTGGTTCTGCATATTCAGCATGACCAGAGCAGATTGAGGAAGCTCAGGGAACTTGTGTTCGATCAGACCTTGGTTCGGGTTCAGAGTCGGGTTGTACTCGTAGTCCTTACCGGCGTCATAGCGACTGCGGTTCAGGGGATCGAGCATGCCCTTGGCGAAACCCTGCTGTCCGTTGGCACTGCGACCCAGAAGGTCAATCATGCCACGGGTGACTGCACCCAGAATCTTCTGGTTGTCTTCCAGCAGTTCAGCATCAGGCTCACCGTACAGTTCCCGCTTCACGGGCATGTAGGGAACCAAGACGAACGGAAGCTTGCCGTCAGGGAACGGGTTCAGTTCCATGCGGATCAAGGTGCTGCCAATCCAGGTAGCCACGATGGGATGCATGTTCCCGTCGTCGTAGATGTCCCAGAAACCCCAGTATTCGTAGGCCACAACACGCTTGCGCATGCGGTCACGGAACTGGAAGTCCTGCGGAGTGTTGGTCTCGTGGTCCGGTTCGGTCAGGGGCGAGGCATCATCCCAGACGACTTTGTCCAGGTTCTTGTACCGATCACCTTCCTTTTCCAGTTCAGCACGGCTCGTTTCAAACGAGACGATGGCGAACATTGCCTTGTCCATGTCGCCCTGGCAGGAGGGGTCAATGGTCACGTTGGCCGGATTCATGACGTCAACCGTGGGGCGGTTCTCAAGAACCTTCTCCACTTCGATTTCTTCTTCGTCGGTCTGAATGGCGTAGGTGGCCACACCTTCGTCTTCGTAATAGGCGACGGCTTGCTGGATTTCCTGGGGAGCAGATTCAGCGAATCCACGGGGATTTTCTGCCTTGGCCTGGAGTGCCTGCTGTAGCTGGTCCAGCTGTTCCTGGCTCTCAATCTGGAAGAACGAGTAGACAGGAGCCTTCTCCTTCACCTTGATCGTGTGACGCTTCCAGCCCAAACGGAGCACGGAAGTGCCTTCGTCCACGGTTGCACGGACAAAGTCGTCGATCAGCTTGACCCGGTTGAACTTGGTTCGGAATTGCCAGTTCAGCAGCAATTCGTTCTGTTCGGCTGCACCCTCGTCCTCGAAGGACACAGGAGTCACCTTGAACAGTTTCTCGGAACCAAGGAAAGGTTCACTCAGGGCAGAGTAACGCCACTCCGCCTGACGGCGAACTAGCTTCGGTTGAACCTGGGAACGGCCCTTCACCACAGGGGGACGAGCCTTTCCCTTGATCTGCATCTGGTCATTCCAGTTTTGGATCTTCGAGATTTGGCTGTCGTGTTCCTGCTTGGCGTTCTCTTGGTCCAGCTTCAGTGCCTGAATGCTGGGTTCATTCTTCCAGTCAGTCAGCTTTGCAGACTGTGCCGGATCAGGCAACGGCAATCCAGATTGTTGGTGTTCCATGGGAATCCTATTTGATGAGTTCTCGGTCAGCACGAATCTGCGCTGCCAGAGATTTTACTTGCTCGTCACGGAGTCCAACAGTTGCCCGGAGTTCAGCAACCAATCGTCGGCCCGCTTCAAGAGATCGGTCGAGTTCGGCTGCATGGCGTGCAAGACGGTTTCGCTCAGCGGCTCCACCTTGGGCTTGACGTTGATATACGTCGGCTCGCCCTTCAGAGAGCCGCACCCGCTCAGCGTACTGGCCAGCAAGGCTATCAAGCTCAGAGCGGTGGCGTGTTTCAGCATTTGCAAGCTCCTTCTGTACTGCCGACATTTCGGCCCGATGACGTGTTTCAAGATCAGAGTATTCATCTCGCACTTTCTGAATGGCGAGTAAGTCCTTGTTCTTCTGGGCATCCCATTGTTGTTGTACGTGGGCTTCGCCTGAACTTGAGCCAAGGGAATAAGTACCCCAGAGGGTAAGTGCCGTAGCAGCTACCACTCCGAGGTACAGCCAACCTTTACTGGGGGTTGGTATCTTCATTGCACGATTCCAGGGGGACGTTACCGATCCGGTTGATGATCCAGCCGGGAACGAAATCATCCATGTTGATGGACAGGTAGTGGACGGTTTGCTTGCCGTCCATCATCTTGATCACCATCTTGCAGGCCACCACTGCACCGCGTTTCCGCTGGAGTGCTTGGTATGCCTGGATCGTGGCTGGCCCCACTTTACCATCCGAGGTAATTTTGGGGTAGTCCTTGCCACCACGGGATGCGGAGTTCAGGGCTTCCTGAAACCACTTCCCAGATCGGGAAGTACCCACGTTGACACCGGCATCCACCAGCTTTTCAGCCACAGCCGGAGAGTTGGGAATGACCAGATCGAAACCGGGGCCAGAGACGTAATCCTTCACGTAGATGGATTCGGCCATGGATTTGGTGAGAGATTTCATTCGGCCATCCCAGCCTTGCTCGACCAATGCCTGTCGATGCTTGGCGGCTGTCGCCGCCGTCACGCCATGATTGGTCTCGCCACCAGGATCAAGGGGGTTGTTGACGTAGCCCCCTTCTACGGCGAACACGGCAGCAAGGATGGCGGCCACCACCCCAGCTTTACCCTTGTTCGCATACAGGCTTTTTGTGATTGCCATGATCAGTCTTCTTCCAGTTGAACAGTTTGGCCAGTTGGACGATGGCCCACGCAGTGAGAGCCAAGGAAGAACCATACGGAATCTTCTCCAACAGGTGCTTCGGCAGTGTGAAGAATCCCATTTGCAGGAATTCAGCAGCAGCAAAGACAAGGCCGCCAAGAGCAGATGTGCTCCATGTGGCTTTCTTTAATCTACAACGCCAGTCTTGTTTTAACTTCCCCCGCCCAGCCATGCGGCGATCTCCTTGCGAGCAGACCAGATGAAGGTGATGAGACCCCCAGCTACTGCCCAAATCCATTTACCCATGAAACCTGCCCCGACCATCTTGTGTTTGATGGTTATGAATTCTTCAATAGTCGGTGCCGAATTGGCTAGGCTGGCTTCTACGTTTGCAAGGCGGTGACTGAACCCAGTCATTACCGTGTTGATCTCACGCAACATCTCATATTGATTGGCTCGTGTATCCCTATCTCGGTCCGCCATGTCCAGAAAGGTCTTGAGACGTTCCTCCATACGTGCGAACTGAATTTCAAGCGGCTCGGCACTCATATGCTTAATTCCTGTGTTTGTTGTCAAGATGTTGCTTACGCAGGTTGAATAGTAGCCCATTCATGCAAAAACAGACCAGTGGGAAGTTCCCACTAGTCTGTTCATTACATCACTGCTTTTCTATTACATAGTGGGCAATCGGCGCTCCTTCCAGTCAACGTTGAAGACGTGGGAGTTGCCATCCGTCATGCGTTGCCATCCGTCCATGATATAGGTACTACCAGCCGGACCCTGCAAAGGAGCGGGGTGCATATAGGCAATATCACCGATCTTCCAAGTACCCTGAGTCGGGGGGCCAGAGAACGTCGTAGCTTGGCGACCACGACGACGACCGCTCACCACAGCCGTGTCATTGATACCAATAGGGCAATCCGTGGTGTTGTTGCCGTCCATGAACAGATTGACCACAGGACCACTGACGGCAACACCAACTACCGGCGCGACCCCAACGTCGCCAGAACTGATGTTGTTGTCGCTGATATCCAGCGAGAACATACGGATTGCATCAGCCAACAGGATGCCGTAAGTGGTAGTCGGGTGTGCTGTGGTTGGTGCGCAGTTGGAGATTTGGTTACCCCGAACAGCTACGTTCGTTATGCCCCCAGCAGACAGTCCGATTATGATCCCATGACTGTGACCGGAGATTTGGTTACCCGTCACGAGCACATCACCCGTGGTGGAAGTCAGATTGGACCCAACATAGATACCGGCGTTACTGGTGCGGTCAGTACAATACAGAATATTGTCGTACACCTTAATACGCAGAGCATTCGTACCATCACCCACAGCAATATAGATACCGTACTTACTTCCCGTCACCGCAGGGTTGGCAATGGGGTTACCGTTCAGGCGAATAATATTGTTGAAGATGAGGATGTCGCCAAGTGCGTCATTCCACAGACTGTTAGTCCAAATACCACCCCCCCACCAGTTAACGTGCATGGTGTTACCAGACACGATAAGACCGGAGCGTCCGCCTTCTTCGCCAGCAACAATCCAGAACCCCTGCATGTAGTTGCGGATATTGTTGTTGAGCATACGGCAATTGGAGCCATGAAGTTCCGCAGCAACAATGGGGCCACGCAAACCAGTACTGGCAGTCGGATGATCAAATTCGTTATTGAGTATGGACACACCATCGCAGTGTGCATAAATAGACGAGTGATCCTTACTGTCAATACCAGAGTTGTAGAACTTGCACTGCTCAATGGTCACGTTGTTTCCGGTAATACCAGGATGACTGTAACGATGACCAAGCCCGATAGACGTAACACCCGGGTTGTTGATAAAACCAACACGGAAGAAACGAGAATCGGTAAGTCGTGCATCCACCCCCACGGTAGCGACGCTGCCTGAGACCATGAAGCCAGCCGTGTTATAGCCGGGCATTTCATCTCCAGGCCGGGAGATCGGATTGTTTTGCCCATTGATGTCAATGGTCAGGTTGGTCATCTCAACGTTACGCCCAATGGTGTTGTGGGCGATGACGTTGAACCAAGGAAGGGTCGCAGTAATGCGATTGGTTTCCCCATTCAGGACACGAAAGATGGTGACTCCCATGCCGGAACCATGTAGGGAAAATCCATCCCGGGAAAGCAGTGCGCATCGTGCAAGAGCGTACCCTTCCACAGGAGCGGTGCGATCCAAGTTCAATCCGAACGTACCAGGTCCGGCATGGAGTTGAATTCGACGGGGTGAGCAGAAGTCAATGCACGCCTGAATGCGAACAGTAGAGTCGCGTCCGTCACCGACAGCGCCCCCATCTTCGATGAAGACATTCCCGTTGTGGTTCAAGTGATATCGACCACCGTCAGCAGTGACAATCACTGAGAAACCATCATCCACGGAAGTGCTATCCTGGGGATCCAGGTAGTACATGGTGGGTCGCTTGTCTCCAATGATGTGATAACCGTGCAGCACCACAAAGGGATTCTTGGCCGAGGCAAGAGCACGCATATGCGCAACAGTCTTAACGTTGCGGTTAGCGCCCCCAACAAGAGAAACGCCCTTGGTAGTGTCGGTCGTATCGGCCAAATCTGCCAGGGCATCTATGGCAATCTGGAGCTGGTCATGCAAGTCTTGCAGCTGCGGAAGCTTAGCGTGAATGTCCAGCAAAGCCTGGATATTGGCCGCCACATCAGCCACTGCTGCGATGTTGTCAGAGACAACAGTGATAGAGGAGATGTTGGTCGACACGTTATTGATCGCCGCCAAATTGGCGATGATTATGTCGATCTTATCCATGTTGGCGTTGACAGCCAACAGAGCATCCATGTTGTCATTGATGTTCAACAACTCAGCCAGGTTGGCATGGATAGCCATAAGCTCGGTAAGCTTAGCCTGGATAACCTGTAGATCCGGAATATGCAGCTCCAGATTCTTGAGGACATCCAAAGCCTCCCATATTGCAGTGATGTGGGAGATGTTGTCGAATACCGTCTGAATTTGTGGCATACGCATAGCAACATACTTGACGACGCGATACGCGTCACCAAGCAATTGGTCTACCACGGCATCGGCAGGGAGATTGCTATCCCCACAAACATCGGTGTTGAAAGGATCACGAGAATTGGTCATGGTTTATACCCATCCATTATTTTTGAATCGAACCCCGGTATTTGATTTACTGGAATTCACAAGGTCATTTGCGATGACTTCTTCGCAAACGGAACTATACAACCCCAGCATATCAGCCGCTGTAGCTTTGGCATCCTGGGTATTGATTCCGGCAAAGCAACTGTAAGCAATGAACGCATCCAGAGCCAAGTCCAGAGAATCGGGTATATCAATCTCTTGGTTCCCGGCAGGAGAAACCCGAGGATGGTTCTGTTGGTAGGCCAGATTCAACACTTCCCCACAACGAGGACGAGGATTCTGGATCATGGTAGGGCGGGGCGTGTAGATGGTCCAGTCATCGTCCTTATTATTCAGGGAACGATGCACACCATAGCTATCGTAGACATCCAGGACTTTGATGACATCATCATCGAATGGTGCACCCGCCATATCCATGATATACGGACAGAGAATCTCAGTAGGAACGTGAGACTGCACAGCGTACTTCTTGAGCAGCGGATACCGAGTCCGTCCAGATTGCATCTCTACAATGAGGTTGGCCTCACGAAGAACAAATCGACTGTGTAGCCGAGTCAAGGAAGTGTTTATGGCGGACACGACCTTCAATTTTCGTTCTTCAATAACCAAGCCAGTGGCTTCATCCACAAGGGAAGTGTTTTGAAGAACTCCATATGCAAGCCGCTCAAACAACTCAGGGAGCAAGATCATAGTGATTCCTAGACAATATAGGATTGGAGTGGATTCACGTCACTGGTTCCGATGTCCTCGTCCCACAGTTCATCCTTATCTGAAGAGGGAGCCATAGTAGCCATGGCTGGCTTCCAAGGATTCAGGTACGCCAACTGACTGATCGTATCAATGCAGTCATCCTTACCCTTGAGTCCATTTGTAGTTGCCAGACGAATCTGGCCCATAAATATTCCCATGATATTGGACGTCTTGAGTTCAGAAGGAAAAAACATCTTACCCATCTTGAACCAAGGAACTACGAGGTTAAACCGGGACAGCTTATTGGTGACAGGGCGGATACCCGGTTTCCCGGACTGCTCCGACGATGCAAAGGTGAACCAGATGTTCCTGGTCATCATCTCTCGTTGTAGCAAGGACACGAAGCCAAACTGCTGACCCGTGGTTTCCACACCTACCGATTGTGGCCGATATTCTTGGGCGAAGCGAAAGAGGCGGTCATACGTTTTTTCCATCGTCTCCCGCTCGCAACTACCATCCACCCAGAACCAGTCGCCATTGGCATTGTAAGCCCAGACAGAGATTACCGTGTAGTCGGCGGTCTGCTTGTCAGAGGTAGCAAAGTCAGTGGTGATGTAGAAGTTGTACTGGCTCTTCATCCGCAGCAACTGCTGACGGCTGTACCACTGAATCTCCCCTTCTTGCACCAGACGTTCTTCCTCGGACGTGATGCGCAGCATCAGTTCCTGGTTGAAGCCTGAGACCTTGCCCGTCTTGACGGCCATGTCGTACTGGTCCTTGACGTACTGGTAGCTGAAGCGATCTTCCCAGGCACCCACGAATTCTTCTTTGGGGCAGGGGAACTTCTCGCACACCGGCCAGACGTTCACCGACCAGGCCCCCGATTCCACGGCTTCGATCATGATGTCGTTCTTGTTGAATGGCGTACCGTTGAAGATCACTTTGCGGCGTGTGGGATCGAGAGCGTGGTTCACGCCCTTGTACACCGTGTCCTTGATCGACTGCATAGCGGCCGGGGACTTGGCGTCATCATCAGACACCAAGTCGTCCAGGATACAGAGCACCGGACGCTTACCGAAAATCTTGGAACCACGAAGACCAGTCTTCGCACCGAACATCTTGCAGCCCAGTCGATGGCCGGACTTGGACTTGAACTCCAGATAGTTGTCCGTGAAGATGGCGTGAGGAATCCACTCCTGAAGGAAAGGAGAGTTGTCGTATCGGAACTCAATGTTCTTCCGTGCGGACTTCACACCGTTGTCCATGGAGTCAGACACGTAGATCATTGCGTCAATACTTCCGAAGTTGGGAAGCTCACCGAACACTGCCAGGAACAGAACGAAGTATTCCATGAACAGAGTTGTCTTAGCAGCACCCCGGAAACAGAGATTGGCAATGTACTCGTTTGGTTCAGTGAGCTTGTCCAGCATCTTCAGGTGAACTGGGGGAGTCTTGTTGGACTCTCCTTGTGCACCATTCACCAACTTGATGAAGTTCATGAAGATGAGTGCGAACTCAGTGGGAACATAACGATCAGTGGGATGGATACCATTCAGGACTTTGTAGTCCACCTGGTCCAACCACTCATCTAGTTCCTGCTTAATCAGAAGATCAGACATCGACAACTTCCTTCTCTCGGATCAGACCTGCACCACTGATGGTCTTTGCATCAACACCACCTTCGATTGCTGCACGTTGTTGACCGGCCAACTGGGACAGAGTTGCCACCAGTTCCTTCATGCCACTGTTCTCACGAAGGTCAACGTTCAGTGCAACCGCTGCTTCCTTCGGTTTGGCCAAGTGCGTCAGGATAGAGTTGGCTGCGTCACTGCGAACCTTCTCACTGACAGCGTTCTGCATCAGATCTGCCTGAACAGAGATGGCCTTGTGATATACGTCCTGGTATGCAACCCAGGTCGGAACCAAGGACTTCTCCATGATCAGGTTGACCAGCTTGCCCTTGTGGTAACCGGACACATGGGCCGCAATGTCCTTGGACGAAGTTCCCTTCGCTACGAGTGCAGCCTGCCGTTGAGGGAACACCTTGAAGAAGGCTTCCTGGTTCGACAGCCCCATGTGCTTGTAGCTCACATAGGCCACAGCATTTAGGTAGTCCTCGGTCTTGAACCGTCCCTCCTTCAGTACCATGGTGTAGGTAATGAAGTTCTCGCGGATGAACTCCGCTGCCTGTTGATCGTGGGTGATGTCGTTCACCATGTCCACGAACGTATCGGTCACTGCGCTCTTGAGGTTCGGGGGCAGTGCCTGGATGATTTCTTGTTTCGTCAGCATCTTGTGCCTCTATATATAGAGGGGGCTATCAGCCCCCGGTGATTACCCTTGGCGAGCACGGTCCAGACGGATGCGGAGGATTTCCTCGTACATCCCCATGATGCGATCCTGCTCGTGCAGAATCTTCAGGTCCACATCTTCGATGGCCGGATGGGGATTGGCCAGCATGGCCTTCAGCTTTTCCAGCCGGTCAGCTGCCTGCTTCCATTCGGCGTGCAGCCGATCCACCCAGGTCTCACCCTGCATCTGGTTTTCTTGGTGGATACGTTCCGCCAGGAGCAACCCTGCCAGGGGCCACACTTTGTTGATCAAGTCCTTGCGGGCGTATTCTTCGCCCAGGGCTTCATCAAAGTTCTCCACGGATACGCAGGAACTCTCACCGCGAACCGTGTACCCGTTCCGGAGCGTCCCCAATGCAATCGTGGTTCGTCCATCCGGCATGATGACGTAGACCACGTTGACGATCAGGGCTTCCACATCTTCCTGTGTGACCTTCGGTGCGTTGCTCATATTTACCTCTTACGATTGATATTCCGTCAAATGACGGTTAGACTTTAGCCTATCGTTAGTCTCCTTGCAAATAGTAAGACAGAGACAAGGGGGACCTATTGCCTGAAGGAATCAGGCCATCAACCAGGGGACCAATCCAAATGACTCGACTCTATTACCGTCTGGACAACACCAGCCGCTGGCACGAAACCACTGTTGAGAAGTCCCAATTCATTGAGGACGATCTCGTGATTACTCACACAGAAGACCTCGCACATCTTTTGGTGGGGGGTGGAATCCTGACGGGCAAGCCTGTGCCTGCCATCTTCATAGACGCTCCCCAATATATACACCGCCGCAATCCCGGTGGTATGACCTTCTTCACTCGCATCCCCCGTGACACCTTCGTGGACCGGAAGACGGATGTGGTGGAACTGAACATCCTGTTTGGTCCTGACTGGCTCAGTCCTTGACCATCCTCATATTTATGTGAGAGACTTTCTCTCGCTGATGGATTCTTAGCGCGGGTAGGTACTGCGATGAGGCCGCCCCCCAGTAGTTCGGTGGGGGTATCCCTCCTTGGGATTAATAACCGTCTACAGTCAGAGCCATGCGAACTCCTTAACATCCTCCGGGATGCCCAAGGGACTTCGGTCCCAATCGATGGTGATCTGATACTAGGGACTCCTTCGGGAGTCCCTTTTCATTTAACCCCCGGAGAACCAAATGCCCATGCCCCTCGTCATCGACGTTCACTGCGTCTGTGCAGTACGCGCTGCCTACATCAGCCGTCTCGACCTACTCAGCTGTCTGCTGAAGAACTCCCTCTTCTCTCATGCCAATCCCCTGCTCATACCCCGAACCAAGAGGGGAATCCAGGCTGCGGGTGAAATCCTCCTGCTCGGCTACCCTGTCCCCACGACCATGATCGAAGATGGTCACTACTTGGTTCCCGGCACCCACTTCCTTGAGGTATCTGACGCCAATTACCAGTGGCACGCCACCAACGAGGCAATGCTCCACTTCCTATACCCAGCGGACCTGTCATGACACTCCACGTATTCGACGTTACCTTCAACAACGCTCATGACCGGGGCAATGTCCTAGACTTCCCGGCCAAGCAGTACGGTCGCATCCTCGTCCCCCAACCCTACCAAGATGAAGTCTTCGGCTACGTGCTCCTGATGGACCTGCCCGGTAACTGGCAACGCGCCTCCTGGTATCACGGCATGATCTGCTTAGACGGCTGGCTCGTGGTCATCGATCCCAAGAAGGACACCTTCATCTACGACCGTATCACCATGCCCAGACTGGAACCAAAGGAGAAAGAGAATGTCCGCTATGGCAGACGAGTCATTGCTTGACCTAAACGTACCCCTGTATGAATACACAGTACGGGGGGAGTGCCTCTACTGGGGCAAGATGAAGTACCTGGAGACAGGAGACAGATGGGCAAAGCGTAATGCCCACATCCTCCTGCCCGACTCCCGCTACGGCCACTACATAGCCGGGTGCATGATGATCGACGGCATCAAACTGGAGCCAGTGTTCCTGCACAAAGGCCAGTCCTTGGACTGTTCCTCGTGGGACTTAACCGCTGCGGGTGTCTCCTTCTACAGCCCCCTGGATGAATCCTGGCTGGACTGGGATCACTACAACGCCGTAGTCGCCATGAGGGAGAAGCAGTTTGAAGTCATGTCCCACTTCCTCAAGCACCAATCTCCAACCAATCTGGTGGAGCCATGACAGAACTAGCCGTCCATATCATGACCGACTATGGTCGTGTTCGTTATCAAGGTGAACTCCACACGGTGCACCTTGATCATTACCACACCCGTCCTTGCTTCGTACTCCCGGAACACTTCGATCTGGTGAACGGAATGAACGTACTGCTGGGAGCCAACCTCAACATAGTCAAGCTCTACATCGGTGTATACACCTCCATCCGGAAGGAAGAGGACTATGTGCAGGGGATCATCCCCGGTCTCCTGTACACCATGATCGGTGTGCATCCCAACCGCATCACCCACAACAAGAGAAGCATTACCCTGCTGGAGTGAAGCTTCCTCCTATTTGATTGCTTAAGATAGACCCCCACTCTGATATTTAGAAATGGTCGCATGCTGAAAAAGTTGATAGGTACTTCCCATTGCAGTGTTGTACACCTGTACACCCCCACACTTCTTACACACCCCCCCGGTGTCTTGCTCCTGTGCACCTCTACCCACCCCCATGTTGTTGACGCTCCGCGTCTTGTGGGTCTGTTGCCTATCATCTATCAATCTTCTTAGGAGTATTAACATGTCCACTTCCACCGCTCGCATGACCATCGGCTCTGCTCTCGGTACGATCAATACCGCTGCGCTTACCATCTCGTCCACTCTGGATGCAGTTGGCTCTGGTGTTGGTATGCTCAACGCCATGGTTGACAAGGCTGCTCGTGAACAACGTATGCGTCACAAAGCTGACGTCTCCGAGTTCAAGCACCGTCTCATCAACGAAGTAGCTATGGCTCGTGCACAACGTGAACGTCAAGTCATAGAGTTCTGCA